AGGCGTCATAATCTGGCACGATGCGGCGCGCCAATTGTTCAAGGTCACGCTGGAGAAGGACGAAGAGCCAAAAGGAAAACAGCAGGCAGTGGAATGAGCCTCAGCATCCTCCTGACGACGCGCGGACGGCCGGAACTGCTGCGATGGACCCTGGAAACGACGGTGCCGAATATCCGCGAGCCGGATACGCGACTGATTATCGCGGCTGATGATGATGATTCGCCAGAAGTACTTGAGATGCTTTGGCAGCTTTCCAAAATCCCTCCTGTGGAATGTTCAGTTCTTCCGCGCGAGGACAACCTGGGCGCCAAGGTCAACCGCATCCTCACCATCGCGCCTGCTGATGTTTACCTGCACATGGTAGACTACCGCCCGCATCTCACGCCGGGATTTGATACCAAGATCCTCGAAGCTGCAGCGCTGTTCCCCGACAACATCGGGGTGGTCTATAGTCACATGGCTAATCTGTCGTTTCCGGAGATCAATGCAGTAACTCACGGCCTCGTAGAAAAGATGGGCTATTTCTACCCGCCCTATTTCCCGTATTGGTTCGTGGACCACTGGCTTGATGACATCGCGCGTCTGATCGGGCGCATTGCGGTGGCCGATGTGAAGACCGATGGATCGCGGCGTCCTGGTACGGGCGATCGTCGCGACGTGGCATGGTGGGCAACGTTCTATGATGCCGCTGTTGTGCACCGCAGGCGCATGGCACACGCCATCATCAATTCGGAGGACTTTCAGGAGCCACAGTGGCGCAAGGAGTTGCTGTTGCGGCATCATACGCTCATCGAGGAGCGGTCAAAAATGATCAACGACAGCGCTCGAACTACGCGCTGGCACATTCCGCCGGAGCAAGTTGACGAGCGCTATCGGCGCTGCAAGGCAGCAGCACAGGCGTTGCTCCGCGAGTGGCTGCCGGATCTTGAGGCGGAGATGGCGGCGTGAATATCCTATTTCCATCGGGCTATCGCGTTGAGATCAGTAAGCTACGCCAGCAGCTTGAAGAGGCGCATCTCGCATGGTGGCAAGAATGGAAAGACCAGCAACCGGAATTCAAGATCGAGAACATCCGATTCGAACACAAGCCCGGATGGGATAAGCGGTTTTTCAGCATTCAATCGGCCCACAGCGGCAATCACTGGATCTGGAAAGCCACGCGAATAGTTTGGTTCAGTATGAGTTGGCCGGTTTGAAGCGGAGATGGCGGCGTGACAGAGAATGTCGTTTCCTTGCGCGGTGACAAGGTGCAAAACCCGGGCACACCAAATGCCGAGGTGATTGAGGACATTGAAAGGCTTCTTGAAGCGGCGCGCTCTGGCGAAATCAACGCCATTGCGTATGCAGTGCGGTACAAAGACGATCTGACGAGCTATCGTTGGGTTGGAGTAATCAGCCGGGCGATGGTCGGAGCAATTGAATTGGCCAAGCTCGGTATGTGTCAGCAGGAAATCTCCGAGGTATTAGGAACCGAACCGCCCTAGCCGAATTGTCCTCCAACACCCGGAGGACTGCGCTATGCCGATCGGCCTCTTGTTCTGGATGCTCATGATCCTGTGGCTGATCTTCGGTGGAATTTGGTGGCGCAATGGTCCGGGTTGGGCTTACGGATGGGGCGGCAATATGCTATTGCTGTTCGTGCTGCTCTTCTTGCTCGGATGGAATGATTTTGGTTTCATCCTTCAGGGTGGGCGTGGCAGCCCTTTTCACTAGACGCTACGCAGCAAGGATGTCGATACGTCGGCGGCGTTACTGATTGCTCGCTACCGCCGGCTGAACCGGCGCCACCATCAATATGCCGCGGCTGTTAGCCCGCATTGGAGCTCAAAATGACCCTCGACCAGCTAATCGCAGAAGTCGCCTCCAAACCAACGCAGGTTGAGGCGTTCACCACGCTGATGACCTGTCTGCAGATCGAAATGAACGATGCCATGGTCGGTGATAGCCCGCCGCCGTCAGTCAATAGCAAGTTTGATTCGGTGTTTTCGCAGGCGTCCGGCAAAGCCGCTGAGATCCTCAACGCGATAGAGACCGGCAAGCCAGGGCTTGAGCCGATTGTGAAGGTGAAGCCGCCGGCAAGTGATCCTGGCGGCCCCGTGACGAAGGCGGCAGAACCGTTGGTATTCAAGGACAAGCCGATCCCGGTGGCCACTTCAACATCGGTGCCGCAATCGCCAACAGCCATCGATTCGCTTCCACCCTTCGCTCCAAATACGCCGGAAAGCGCACATCAACCAGCATAGAGAAATCGCCCCGGCCAATCCCCGGGGCTTTTTCTTGCTATTGACGCAATTGTATTTCGCGTATATGCAGGATCAATTACCTATCGAGCCGATGGGAAATCGTTTCCAGGTCGAGCCAAAACAGCGCCTTTTGCTCCCTGAATAACCCGCGCCAGCGTTGCGCGGTCCCCAAGGCAGATACCCCCGCAAATGCTTTGCAGGACGCCTCCCGATAAACAGGAGATGCGCCGGCTATGGCCAACGTTCAAGCGGCATTCGGATTCCGACATATTGGCTTTTTGCCGGGCTATTCGCCTGATTACCAGCAGCTCACGCGGCAGATTCAGTCCAGCAACGCTACCAAGATTTTCAACGGCGATCCGGTCATCAAGAGCACGAATTGGATCGTTCAAGCGTCGAACAATACGGCCACGCTCGAAGGTATCTTTGTTGGATGCAACTACGTTCCGACCGGCGGCACGCTCACCCTGCAGCCCAGCCCGTTTTGGGTCGGGTCCGCCGCTTCCGATGCAACAGGATATCTGATCAATGCGCCTGGCGCGCTCTTCCTCGCCGCCGCCCTGAACACAGCAATCGTCACGTCGAACATCGGAAATATGATTGGCTTTGCGATCGGCACCGGCTCAACTGTCGGCGGCGGTTTTTCAGGCGCCACACTTGATGCCAGCACAGCCACTACCACTGTCAGCACGTTGCCATTTCAGGTCGTGTCTTTGTATCAAGGCATTGGCAACGGCTCCGATCCGACCACAGCATTCAACTGGGCAGTCGTGACATTCAATAACCAGCGCTTCCGCGTTGGCACAACGGGCACCTGATCTTGGTTTCGCACATTCAAACGCCTGTCTGATAGGAGCTTACTTTGCCCATTGCTTTGGCCAATATTCGATCCGAGCTTCTGCCGGGCCTCTTCGATGTGCGCGGCTCCTACGATATGATACCGCGGCAATGGGACAAAGTTTTCAAAACCCACAAGTCCGCAATGGCCGTCGAGCGCTCAACGCAGATGGCGTTCGTTGCGCTGCCGTTCCTGAAGGACGAAGGCGCCGCAACCCAGTTCGACAACAATGCTGGCGAGCGCTTCACCTGGGCGTTCGTACATATCGAGGTCGCGCTTGGATACGCTATCACGCGCAAGGCGATCGACGACAACCTGTATAAGGCACAGTTCAACCCGACCAACCTGAAACTCCAGGAAGCTTTCGCGCAGTTCAAGGAAATCCAGGCCGCGAACATCTTCAATCTGGGCACCGTTTACAACTCGGCTCAGATCGGAGATGGTGTGCCATTCTTCTCGACGGCGCATCCGTTTGACAACGGCACATGGGCCAACACGTCATCGACGCCGAAGAGCCTGAACGAAGCCGCGCTGCTCGCCGACATGACCAACGTGCGAACCCAGTTCGTCAACGAGCGAGGCCTGCGCATTCTGGCCCGCGCGCGCCGGCTGATCGTGCCGCCGAACCTCGAACAAGTCGCCATCCGCCTGATGAAGACCGAGCTGCGGCCCGGCACCGCGGACAACGATGTCAACGCGATCCTCACGCTCTCAGGCGGCCTGCCCGAAGGCCATCTCGTCATGGACTTCCTCACCTCGAACTTCGCGTGGTTCCTCACGACGAACATCGAGGGGCTGATCCATATGTTGCGCATTCCGTATGAATCGGACATGTGGGTTGACAATATCACAGATAACCTCCTTGTCAAGGCATATGAACGTTACAGCTTCGGCATCAACGACCCGCGTTGTGCGTGGGGCGAATTTGCCACTAGTTAGAACTACTTAGTCGTAAACATCCAAAAGAGTATCGTTCTTTCCAAGACACGGGTTATACGAGCTATACAGCTTAACGTAAATGTGACTGTACAATATCCCTTTCGTAAGGCACGGTACGAACGCCTCACAAAGGGAGAAGGACAATGGCAAAAGTGATTTCGCTGACCCACGAACGTCTGACGCAAGTGCTGGGTTATGATCCGGCATCAGGAGTGTTTACGTGGAAGGTGCGCCCGTCTAATCGCATTCATGTCGGAGATCAGGCCGGCGTTATCGTTGGCAATGGTCATCGATACATCATGGTCGACGGCGAAAAACTTCAAGCCTCACGTCTGGCTTGGTTTTATGTTCACAGAATTTGGCCGGCTGGAGACATCAAGTTCCGCAATGGCAATACGGCAGATTGCTGGATCGAAAACCTGCGAGATGTTGACCGCGTGAGCGGAGCCCGCGAGCGTGGTCTGGTCAGCAACAATTCGACCGGCTTCAAGGGCGTCAGCCCGGCTCCTTTTGGAAAATTTCAGTCCAAGATCACTTGGAACTACAAGCAAATCAGCCTTGGTGGAAACTTCGAGAGCGCAGAATTAGCATCGGCCGCCTACGTCGATGCAGAAACCAGACTGACAGGCGCTGCAGATGTCGATGCTGTCATTCGTGAATTGCTCCTTGAAAAGCGGCAGCGCGCCGCTTGGTCCAATCTGGTTAATCAGGGCATCGTTGTAGGGTGGACCTCATTTGAGGAATTTGCGGCGGAGGCTAAGGATGTTCCAGAGCGTCGCTATGCGCTGGCGTCGATTGATTCCAGTCGCCCGGTCGGTCCTGGCAACTATCGGTGGTCATCGGAGGATCACCCGGTTGCGAAAGGCGTAGACGGTAAGAGAGCCTACGCAAAGGCGAACCGAGGCATCAATAAGGACCAACTTCGGGACCGCGATTTCCGCAAGAAGTACGGCATCGATTTCGCCGAATATCAGCGCATGCTGATCGATCAGAAGGGCGTCTGCGCTTCCTGCGAGCGTCCCGAAACGCGATTGACGGATGCTGGCGAACTTCGCATGCTTTCGGTTGATCACAACCACACTACCAGCGCAGTTCGCGGGTTGCTCTGCTCGAATTGCAACCTCGTTCTCGGCTACGCCTGCGATGACGTTTCCGTCCTTCAAAGCGCCATCGCCTATTTGCGCAAGCATGCCGCCGATGATACGGTTCTCAAGTTCGAACCGACGCGCCCCAATCGTGACTGGCTGTTCGTAGCTACCCCGGGATTTGGAGACCAAGCCGCATGACTGACACCAATTTCCGCGGCCCCGTCAACAGCATTGGCGCGATGGAGGATGCGACGGTCAGTCCGACCGATGGCCCGAACTATAACTATCAGGGAACGGCGTTTCAGAACCTTCGGGGCGGCAATTTCCAGAAGGATGGCGTTGGACCTGGGCGCATTCCGGCGTATCTGGATAACCCGTCGATTGTGTTCGTTGACAACATTCCGAGTTCGACCAGCACAACGGCGATTGCAACTGCTGTGGCTTTCGCCAGCGGCACGCCGATCACGACGCTGATCACGGTGGCGCCGGGCAACACTACGGCAGGCAGCCCTTCGCATGCGCCGGGCATGCCAATCATTCCATTCGGGGCGAGCACTCCGGTCACCGTCACTGCGCTGGACTTTGGGTTTACGACCGGCACGACGGTGGCGGCTTCGTCGGCTGTGACGGTCGTGGACAACACACTGTTCACGCTGGGACAGTGGATCGCGATCGGTGGCGCCGGCAACTCGGCCAAGACCGCATCATTGCTGACGCAGGTCGTGGCCATCAGCACGGTGACGACGCTGATCAATATTTTCCCGCTTGCGCTGGGCTCGTTGAGCAACGCGCCGATCGGAGGGGCAAACCTCTTCGCTCAAGGATTTCTGCCGCCGGCAACGCAGTTTGGTCCATCGAATCCAGTTGCGAATGCCGAGGCGAACGCGCTCGCTGGTGGCCTATTCCGGCTGTTCAATCCGCTCGGTGGCCTGGCACGCAACGTCTCGATCACAGCGACCACGGCGATTGCGTCGGGTACGGTGACCATTCGCGGCTATGACGTTCACGGTCAGGCCATGAGCGAGACGCTGACCACGCTGCTTTCTACGGCCACGATTTGGGGCCGGAAAGCCTTCAAATACATCGCCAGCGTCACGCCGAACTACACGGACAGCACCGGAACGTACTCGGTTGGTGTTGGCGACGTGTTCGGACTGCCGTTTCGCATGGATCGATATGAATATCTGCAATACTGCTGGAACGGCATCAACAATGTGAACCAGACTGGCTTTGTGGCGGCGGTTCAGACCGTACCCACGGCCACCACGGGCGATGTCCGCGGCACGCTGCAGGTTGGTCCCGGCGGAACGGGCACAGCCATCACCAACTCGGCGACCGCGAACGGAACGGCTCGGTTGTGGATCTTGCAGACAATGCCATTGTGGAATGATATCTCTGGTACGCCGACGAATACCGTGCCATTTTTTGGACAGACCCAATTCACGAATTGATTGCGGTAGACCGCACCGAGCCCACGGACCCGGGCAGAAAAGGAAGACGATATGTCGAGAGCTCGCCATAAGGAGCATGAAAAGCATCATCACGAACGCGCCAAGGGTGGCCGGATTGACATGAAGGTGTCTGGCAATCCTGACGTATTCGAGGAGGCCCACGAGAAGCACAAGAAGGGCGGCCGCGTGAAGAAAAAGCACGAGATGCATGCTGAGGGCGAAAAGTCCAAGCATCGCATGGACCGTCCGCGACGGGCGCGCGGCGGCAAGGTGCACGGCTCGGATCAGGCGCCGTTCAGTTCGGCGAAGAACTCGACCAAGACGCATGAAGAGGCTGGGCAGGACGGTCCGGACTGATGGCGAAGCTGACCTCAAAAGCGAGGAATATGCTCCCGGCAAAGGATTTTGGCGGACCGGATAGGAGCTACCCCCTAAATGATGCAACCCACGCTAGAAACGCTCTAGCGAGAGCTTCGCAACATGCATCTGAAGGCTTGAAGTCGCACATCAAGGAAATTGTTCACCGCAAGTTTCCCGGCATCAAGCAAGGCGACTAGCGGTCTAACCGAGGATCGCTATGGGCCTGCCGAACACATTCACCCGAGTTCTAGCCGCTGCGGTGGCGAACAACATAGCGGCATCGCAGAGTCCCGCTGCCGGCGCCATCCTGATCAACGGCTCGGCCGCTTCGAACGGCATTGCTACGCTGGACCAGCAGCGTCGGGTTATCATCACGTCCGGTGGTAATGACAGCGGCATCACATTTACGGTCAACGGCACGAACCAGGCCGGTTTCCCGATCTCGGATAGCTTTGTCGGCGCCAACGTCGGAGCTGCGCAGTCCAACCTGGACTTTCTGACTGTCACCAGTGTCACGCACACCGGTTCGGTAGCATCTACAATCACGATAGGAACGAACACGGTAGGCTCGTCGTTCTGGCAGATCATCAATTGGAACGCGGTTCCGACGAACCTGACCATTGCGGTTGAAGTGCGGAGCGGATCGGCGAATTTCACCGTTGAGCACACCTATGACGACCCGAATATCCTGCCGATGACGGGCGGTCTGAATGCAGCCGGCAAAACGTTCCCCACACCATGGCCTGATGTTACTATCAGTGGTGCAACGTCATCGATCGAGACGGCGTATCAGATCCCCATTCTTGCGTGGCGGCTCACGACTAACTCAGGAACGGGGACACTGGTCTGCCGCGCGCTGCAATCTGGCTTGGGGAGCCCGTAATGCTGAACAAGGTTGACTTCGGAACATATTCCCTGGCGCTGCTGACGATCCTTTGCCAAGCCGAGGCACAGGCGCAGACCGTTCAAACGACGATCGGAAAATATTTCACCAACGTTGCCGGATCTACCCTGACCCGCGCCAACAACACGGCGACGTATTCGGCGAACCAGACGGTATGCGCTGCGACTGCTACCACGATCTGTGTACCCGGCACCATCTCGATCGCGGCTGTGAACAATGGCATCCAGTTCATCAATCGCGTTACCCTCCTCAAGTCAGGATCCGCGACGGCAAGTGCCAACTTCACGATATGGCTGTTTTCTGCCGCGCCAGGGACGGCTACGCCCAATCAATTCGACGCCACGGCATACAGCGGACCTCGCATCGCCGACATGCCGAACTACATCGGCAACGCAGCCTGCAATACGCCGCTGCCAACGTCGGACAGCACGGCCGGTGTGTGGTTTGAGTGCACGCTTAGCAATCCGAACACGGCCGGCGCCCTCGCTGCTCTGGCGCAGAGCGGAACGAACAGTATCAACTATCTGTTGTCGGTGACTGCGGCTTATGCGCCTGCTGCCAGCGAGACATTTACACCTTACGTCACCGGGTTCTACTAGGAGGTAGCAATTGGCCTCAAGTGGAACCTATAACTTTGCACCATCTATAGGACAGTGCACGATTGCTGCGTTCGAGCGCATTCAATTGCGCCTGCCTCAATTGCGGACTGAGCATTTCAACACTGCGTTCTTTGAGAGCAATCTTCTCATGGCGCAGTTCAGCAATCTGCAGCCCAATCTATGGAAGGTAACACAAACCCCTGTTAACCTGGTGAGCGGGACGGCCTCGTATTCCATCCCTTCCAACGTGGTCATGATCCTCGATGCGTGGATCTCTACGAACTTCGGATCATCGCAGCAGAGCGATACATACATCACTCCGTTCAGCCGAACCGAATACGCCAGCACCGCGAACAAGAGCACTCCGGGGAAGCCAACGACCTATTGGTTCGACCGCACACCACCAGCGCAGACCATAACCATGTGGCCGGTCCCGGATGCGAGCGGACCTTATGTGCTGAATTACTTCGCCTGTCTGCAAATGCAGGACAGCGCTCTGCAGAGCGGGCAAACTCCTGATTTGCCTTACCTCTGGCTGGACGCCTATGTGGCCGGTATGGCGCATCGCCTCGCTCGTGTGTATAAACCGGAACTGGAAGCGATACGAAAAACCGACGCTGGCGAGGCATGGAAGATCGCCGCAGAGCAGGGTGTTGAGAATGTTCCGCTATCTTTTGCGCCAACGATCCGCACATATTATCGGAGATAGGTATGCAGGAAAATTGGCGTCCAGTGGTTGATTATGAGGATCTGTACGAAGTCTCAGATCAGGGACGCGTGCGCAGCTTTGATCGAGTAACAGTTTTTAGTGATGGAAGAAAACGTACCTTTCGAGGACGAATGTTAACACCGGGTCATTCGCAAGGATATCCTCGCGTCAACCTCTATGCTGCTGACAAAAGCGTCAGGCCAAGAGTAATTCATCAGTTAGTTACGGAGGCATTTATCGGTCCATGTCCTGACGGACAAGAAGTTCGTCATTACGATGGGGACAAAAAGAACTGTACTCTTGGTAACCTTATATACGGTACGCGTAGCGATAATTATTTCGACAAGTATCGTCATGGCAAGGATGTTCGAGGCGCCCGTCACGGCATGTCAAAACTTACTGAAGAAATGGTTATTTCTATCCGCAAGATGTGCGCCGATGGCAGATATACGCAGACGCAGATTGCCAAATTCTTTGATATAGATCCTAGCCACGTTTCTGATCTAAAAAACCGGTACCGATGGGGGCACATTTGAGCTGGCGCAAGCACCCAAAACACACTCGAACCAGCCCGCGATCTCCGGAGGGTTGGGGGACATGCGATCGCAGCGGGTTTTTAGGACAATGTCGCGATCTAGTTGTACAGACCGAATGGCGCGGGCTGCGCCTGATGCCGACCAACATTCGCGTCTTGCCGCAGTATCTCGACAAACCCCAACGCCAGCTCGGCGCCAACATCCTGTCACCCGATCCAGTGCCGCTGCAGAACGCTCGACCCGAGCAGTACCCGATCGACGAAATTTGGCCGCGTCTGCTCCAGAATGGACAGCCTCGGTATTTGCAGCGGTCTGAATGCTCTCGATCATTGCAGGCGTCGGCTTACTTTGCGCAGGGCAAGTTCTGATGGCGGTTCAGAATCCAGCGTTTCTCGGCATATTCCAAGGCGGTCAAATGACCGACCTGCCGCCATTTCCGTTTTCGGTGGATCTGACGGCGTTGTTCGAGATCGTTTCGCCGGGCAATGAGATTGCCGGCGTCAACTATTCGATATCGGCACTTCAGGTCGCTCAACTCATCGGTGGCGTGATCTATTCCCAGCCTACGTTTGTGCTTGCGGGGTCGTCGTACGATTCGGTCATTACTGACACGAGGATTCTGGTCAACAAAACGATCGGGTCCGCGACATCGATCGTTCTAGCGCCGTCTGCGGGATATCAGTTGCCGGTTCTGGTGAAGGACTTGAAGGGGGACTCCGCAACTAACCCGATTACGGTGACATTCTCGTCCGGACAGACGCTTGACGGACTTTCTCCTGCCCAAGTCGTCATCGAGAATCCCTACGGATATTTCTGGTTCAATCCTCTGGCGGCCGGAGGATGGTACGATGCGGCTAATTAGAGCACTCATCATTGGTGCGCTGCTTGGCTTTGCGAGCCCTGCGGCAGCGCAATCGGGGTGTGGCGGCCAAGCTCAGGCCAATCAATTCTGTGGCAATGGCGCATCCGCTGGCATCCCCGGCTTTCGCCTGCTTCCTCCCGGAGGCACCACGCCGATCAACGGTGGAACGGTGCTCGGCAACCCAACCGGCGCATCCGCGCTACCGACCGCCACGCCTACGCCCTTGCTTGGCATCCCCGGAACGACACAAGGGACGCTGGGCTTTTCCGGTCTGACAAGCGGCACCGTGACGCTGGCGCCGCAGTCCGTGGCCGGTTCGGTCGCACTGACACTGCCGAATACGAGCGGGACGATCGCGGACGGCGCCGCCACTCCGCTGGTGTTGAGTTCGACGACCGGTGGGTTGACATGCCCGACCTGTGTTACGTCGTCGGGGGGTGGCGCCATCACTGGGACGCTGCCGATTTCGGTAAGTGCGGCTGGCGTGGTGTCACTGGCCACACCGGTTAGCCTCGCCTTCGGTGGCACCAATGCCAACCTGACAGCCTCGAACGGCGGAATCCTGTGGTCGAACGCAACGCAGGCTCAAATCCTTGCGGGCACGGCGACGGCCCGGCAAATGCTCCAGTCCGGGGCTACGGCGACGCCCGCATGGTCAACCGACGTTTGGCCGGCCACAACTGCGGCGGGAACGCTACTGACCTCTGCGACGGCCAATACGATTACAGCCTCCGCCACTCCCACATTGGGCGTGGCGGGATCTTTGCAGGGCACCTTGGGATTTTCCGGCGTCACGAGCGGCACCGCAACAGTCACCGCCCAAGCCGCCGCCGGAAGCCCGACGCTTACCCTTCCAAACGCGACTGGCACGCTGGCAGATGGCGCGTCTGCGCCGTTGGCTCTGAGTGCCACGACCGGAAATCTGACGATTACAGGCGCTGCGGGCCAAGTTTTGGCTGGCGCCACCCCAGCATTCACAGCCACGCCGGTTCTCGGCGTCGCAGGTTCAACAGTAGGCTCTCTTGGATTCCAGAACGCCACCAGCGGAACGTCCACGTTGCAGCCGGTGACAGGAGCGCTAGGAACACCGGTAATTCTGGTCCCTAATTCCTCTGGGACTATGGCAGTTAGCGCCTCGTCACCACTAACGCTTAATGCATCCACTGGTGCGTTAGCATGCCCAACATGCGTGACATCTTCTAGCTTGGTGGTGGGTACCACAGCGATCGCCAGCGGCACAACCACGAGAATCCTATTTGATAATGCAGGAGTATTGGGTGAATACACACTTACTGGCACAGGCACCACAGTTGCGATGTCGGCGGGTCCGACGTTCAGCGGAACTGTTGTAGCTCCAACTATCGCGGGAGGAACTGGAGCGGCTTCGAGCTTGCTTCTTCAGAGTACATCCGGCGCCGGTACCACGGACTTCATCGCTTTTCAGACTGCTTCTCAAGTTGAGCGTATGCGGATCTTGACCGGTGGCAACGTTGGGATCGGTACGAACGCTCCACAATCGCTATTGCATATAAACAAGAATGCAACACAGAACGTTGCCGCCATAGTCGGAACAAGCAGCCTCCAGCTAACCGGACTAGATGCTTCGCCAACGTACATGGAGATCAATGGATTTGGAGCTAATCCACAAATCAATATGACTAGATCCGACGGCACCGCTGCAAGCAAAACAGCAGTTTTGAGCAACGATAATCTATTCATACTTAACGGCGTTGGATACGACGGAACGGCCTACGGATCACTTGATTCTGCGATAATTGTGAAGGCCGCACAAAACTTCGCAGTTGGGTCTCACGGCACATTCGTTTCAATATTTACGACGCCAAATAACACAGTATCGATAGCTGAAGCCGCTAGATTTCAGGCATCTGGCGGTATATCGATAGGCACCACTACAGATCCCGGACTCGGAAGTATCCAGGTCAATGGTCAGGAATTCATTCCAAACGCGGCTAGCGACTCGGGGCTGACCGACAGTACTGCGTGCCTCCGAACGTCGAATGGGCAAATACTGAAAGGATCCGGAACCCTCGGTATTTGCCTTGGCACATCCAGCGCACGCTACAAAAACAACATAGTTGATTTGCGTGATGGTATCGACCAAATCGATGCGTTGCGCGCGATCAACTTCAATTATAAGCCGAAAATGGGTCACGATCCTGCAAAGGTTCAGTACGGCTTCACGGCTGAAGAAGTTTACAAGGTTCTGCCTAAGCTTGTCGATTTGGACGACCGAGGACGACCTAATACCGTAGATATTCTTGGTATGGTTCCTGTTCTGGTAAAGGCAGTTCAACAACTCAAGGCTGATAACTACGACCTTAGGCGGCGAATGGAGAAACTGGAAAGTCGCTAACCATGATGAGCAGAAGAAAAGCGGTGCTATCGATATCTGCAATATTATCGTTGGCATGTTCTACACGGATAGTTTTCTGCAAAGGGACAAGAATGAAGACCTATTTTGGAGACTCAATGACAGCCGCCGCTGGTGCGCAACTCGTGCTCGGATCGGCTGGCGTCTATTATCCATGGATCATCGCTGCTCACCAAGGAGAACCTAATTTCGTCGATGTCGCGGTCAACGGAGCAAAATCACAGGACCAGATCGACCTGATTTATGCGCATTCTGTCGTGGCTGGAGATGAGCTGTTTTGCCTGCTCGGGACCAACGATCGCGTGGCATATGGCGGGTCGTCCGGTGCGCAGGAACTCTTTCAGAACTCCATGTCGGCCGCAGCCTACTGGCTGGCTGGCGGCAAGAAGCTACCGAGCGCGGATTGGACATTGACCGGTACGGGGTGGGGGAACTCAAGCCAGTTCGGCACGGCATTTTGCCGAGCGAGCGGTGTGTCGGGAGATTATGCGGAGGCCACCTTCAACGGGGACGTGTGTCTGTTCGGCTATGCTTTGGTTGACGGCTTCAACGGGACATTCACGCTGGCGGTCGATGGCGCTAGCCAAGGAACTTTCTCCTGCCTTTCGCCTACGACGATAGGCGGCACCGGATATGGACCCGGCTTGATGCGCATCGCTGGATTTGGCCCAGGATCCCATACGCTTCGCGCGACTGTGGTGAGCAACGGACTCGGCCTCAATTGGCTTGGTAGCGGTGTCCCCGCCGGCAGTTCGGTCTACCTGCTCACCCAGCCCCGCACATCGAATACGGCCGATGATTCAAACGTGGCCATATACAACGGCATCCTGGCCGGAATAGCCTCGCAGGCGACCGCAGATGGATATAGCGTGACGCTCATTGACACTGGATCAACGATAGATCCAACCATAGACCTAGCGGATGCCGCTCATCCAAATGGTCGAGGACAAGCAAAAATGGCGGCGGAAGTTTTGAGTATCATTCCATGAGTTACACATACACATCGTTCACTACGACTCTTGCGAATTTTCTCGTCATCCCCACGAGTGACACGAATTTCATTCAGGCTATTCCTGCAATCATTGATGATGCCGAACAAAAAATATACCGCGACCTCCAGTTACTGAACACAATCGTTCGGGATTCGACGGGCGCGCTCACGGCAGGAAACCGCAATTTCTCATTACCGACGGATCAAGGCGTTTTTCTCGTGACAGAAAACTTCAATGTCATCACCCCGGCAGGAACGACAAACCCGGAATTTGGGACGCGCAATCCGCTATTGCCTGCCAGTAAGGAAACGCTGGACTATCTTTGGCCAGCCGCGACCGGATCAACCGTTCCGGTATACTTCGCTCCGATCACGCAGGGCGCATTCATCGTCGGACCTTGGCCGGATCAGAACTACACGATTGAGGTTGTCGGAACGCAGCGACCGGCACCGTTGTCTGCGACGAATACGACAACGCTGCTATCGACGTATCTGCCGGATCTGTTCATGTGTGCCGCACTCGTCATGGGCGCTGGATATCTCAAGAATTTCGGCGCTGCTGCCGACGATCCGCAATCCGGCGTGACGTGGTCAACAAAGTACGACCAAGCCATGGCCACCGCAAAGACCGAAGAGTTCCTGAAGAAATTTCAGGGTCAAGGATGGAGCTCGGAAGACACGAGCCCAACCGTGACGCCACCGAGGACATAGCATGGCTGAGCCACAGACGGTTAATGGTGGGTTGATAGTTCCAAATACAGGTGATCTTGTCGGAACTTGGGGATCCGCAGCCCTTAACCCCGATTTTGTTGCCATCGATGGCTTTCTGTGCGGTGTTCAGACCATTAGTGTTGGTAGTTCTCCAATAACTCTCACTGCGCCCGCTGGATTCACGCCGACCCCTAGCGGGGGTCCGACGCAGGCGCAGAACATGGCATTGAAATTCACCGGGACGCTCACGACAAGCGTGACCGTGACGTTACCGTTGCCGGGGATGTATATCATCCATAACCTACTCAGTGGAGGATTTCAAAATTTCGCCCTGATTTTAGCTGCTGCTGGATCCGGACAGGTTGTTTCGACATGTCCTGGATCAGCTCAGCGCATCTATAACGACGGAACTAATGTTTATTTGGTCGATCTACCGCCGGTTGGAAGTTTCCTTGACCTATATACTGCGTCGGTTCCTGCTTGGATAAACGCTTGCACGGTTCCTCCATATCTGTACTGTAATGGATCAACATTTAACGGGACTACGTATCCGTTCTTGGCCGCCCTGTTAGGAACTCTGTCATTGCCTGACTTGAGAGGCAGATCAAGGGCCGCCTTTAATGACGGGACGAACCGGATTACTGCCGCTGGATCTGGCGTGAATGGTGACGCTGTGGGCTCTGCCGGTGGGCAGCAAAACGTCACGTTAGGAACCTCTAACCTGCCGCCATACACCCCAGGAGGCACGCCAGCCTGCACTGGCATTCTGTTGAATGGGTCAACCTCTATCACGTTGGGAACGCCGAGTGCTGGAGGTTTTGCGCCGGGTAGCGGGCCACAGCCAGGCGCAAATGGGGTTACCGTTTCTGCTACGTTGGGAACGTTTTCTTTCAATGGAAATCCTCAAGGTGGTAGCAGCATTCCATTCACGAATATGTCTCCGGTTACTATTGCGGGCATTATGTTGATCAGGGCCGCATGAGATGCCATTCGGCGCCGTAACACTCATTCCAGGCGTTGATGTCGAGAAGACTCCAACCCTCAATCAGGCTGGATACTCGGCATCGCAGCTCATCCGCTGGCGGGACGGACTCGCTCAGAAATACGGAGGTTGGACCGCTTTCTATCCGCTGGCAGTCGGCGGCGTTCCGCGCGATCTCCACGCATGGGAAGATCTCAACACAGTCAATCACCTGTCGGTTGGAACCACAACGCAACTTTCGGTCATCACGAACGGCTCTCTGCAGAACATCACGCCGCAAACACTGATATCGAACTTTGCTCCAAACTTTTCTACCGTGAGCACTACTCCGACCGTCACAATCATTGATCCTAACATATCTAACGTAACCACATTCGATAGCGTGTTTTTCGACACTCCCATCTCGGTCGGCGGGATAATCCTATCGGGGCTGTATCCGATCATTCTGATTATCGGCACACACAGTTATGAGATTACAGCGGCGACGAATGCGACAAGCACGGTAAACAATGCCGGTGCGGTGCCTGCATTTACCACGGCTCTCGGCAGTTCTGTGGTATCGGTCGCACTGACCGCCAACGGCATGACGAATGTCGCTCCCGACAACACCATAGTTTTCCCGATCGCGACAACAAGTAATGGCGTCACCATCATTGGCAGCTATCAGGCCGCAACGATTACGGATGCCAACGATTTTACGATCCAAACAAACACCACTGCTACCGGTAACGGCTCATTCTCCATGAACGGAGGCAATGCCCAACTGGTCTATTACATCACGCAAGGACCGGCTGCTATCGGCATCGGTTACGGCCTCGGTGCTTACGGCGCGGGCGGATACGGCACCGGCATTGTTCCGCCAACTCAGACCGGAACGCCGATCACTGCTACGGATTGGACCAGCGATAACTGGGGCGAGATTCTTCTTGCCTGCCCTGAGAATGGCGGCATCTATTTTTGGGATCCGACCGGTGGGTTTTCGAACGCTCAGCTCGTCAGTTCGGCTCCCATATTCAACTCTGGCATGTTCGTATCGACGACACAGCAAATCCTGATCACCTACGGATCGACGCTTGCAGAACAGATCGGCGTTGAGCAAGATCCAATGCTCGTGCAGTGGTCGGACAGTGGTAACTTCTTCAACTTCAATCCCACGTCTGGCGATCTGGCTGGAAACTATGTGATCCCGATTGGTAGCAAGATCATCGCAGGGATCGCCGTCTCAAACCAGAACTTCATATGGACCGATCTTGATCTTTGGATCATGAATTTCATTGGGTATCCCGACACATTCGGATTCAATAAGATCGGTGCAGGCGCTGGTGCCGGGTCGAAGCACTCGATCATGCAGCTCCGCGGCAATGTGTATTGGATGGGTATTTCTAACTTCTACAGCTACACCAGCGGCGGCGTTGCGGTCATTCCGTGCCCAGTGTGGGACATCGTGTTCCAGAACCTCAACACGACATTTGCGCACAACATCCGCGCGATGCCAAACACACCGTTCAATGAGGCCGGTTGGTTTTACCCGAGCAACGCCAGTGCATCGGGCGAAAACGACTCTTACGTTAAGTTCAACATCGTCGAGCCCGGCAATCCATGGGATTACGGACCTATTGGAGCTTTAGCCCGCTCGGCCTGGATCGACCAGAGCGTATTCGGACCCCCGATCGGGGCGTCTCCGGGTGGGGTTCTGTATCTCCACGAAACCACGCCGGATGCCGCTGGGCAGCCGATGGTGGCAAGCTTCACGACCGGCTATTTTGTTCTTTCCGATGGCGAGACATTCTCGTTTGTGGATCAGATCATACCCGACATGACTTGGACGACCTCGGGCGGCGCCGGAAGTGCCCAAATCCAACTGACGTTCTTGACGATCAACTTCCCCGGGGATACGCCTATAGCCTACGGGCCGTACACGGTTAATTCTCAAACCGAATACATTTCGGTGCGGTTTCGCGCTAGACAGGTTGCGGTGCAACTGCTCAGTTCTGACCTCGGTAGCTTCTGGCGTCTTGGCAAGATCAGGTTTCGCGTCGCACCATCAGGAAGGCGATAATGGCCACACTCGATGACGTCAATTCAAACCTGCTCAGCTTGGTCAACAACGTTGGGCAGGTGCTCAAGGCGATCCAGCAGACGTTCCCTGGTCAGTTCGTCGCGATTCCTGCTACGTCATCCAGCGCGGGTATCCCGGGGCAGTTTTCGTACAACGCGAGTTTTCTGTATCTGTGTGTGGCGCCATCCAGTTGGCGCCGCATTGCGCTCTCGACGTTCTGAGGTGCCTCATGAATGATGACGAGCTAGCCAAATATATGAGCGTATCTGCGGCTCAGGTGAGGCGCTGGTCTCTGGAATATCGCTCTATGGTCGAGAGAAATGCTGAAGGAGAAGCCCCAAGCTACGGCTTTTCAAACGCTTCGGAATGGATCGCTCATTATGGCCCTCCACATTTCGGACTACCACCCGGAGAGCATGAGAAGTGGCGAATCCTATTTCATTCGAGTAGCGATCCATGCCGCTGATCAAATCCGCCAGTAGGGAGGCCATCGGAGAGAACATCAAGGAGATGCAAGCGTCAGGCCATCCGCATGATCAGGCGGTAGCCGCCGCGCTCGAAACCTCCCGCAAGGCCAAGAGACGCAAGGACGGCGGTCGCGTGCACGTCGGGCCGATCATAGGCGACACGGGCGGACGGGCGGACAAACGACCCATGCACGTCCCTGACGGTGCGTACATCCTGACTGCCGATCACTGCTCAGCCATGGGCGAAGGCAACACGCTGGCAGGCTTCAAAGCACTGGCGAAGATGTTCCCCAAAAGTGCGGCCGCGCACGAAAAGGACGAGCCGGCCAAGCGCGCGGCCGGCGGCAAGGTGCCGATTTACGCTGCTGATGGCGAGTTCGCCATCCATCCTGACGACATCAAGGACCGCTGGGGTGATCTGGACAAAGGGCACCGAATATTGGACCATTGGCAGACCTCGGAGCGCCAGAACCATATCCATACGCTCAAAAATCTTGATCCTCCAGCACAGGACTAATTCCATGGCCGACGTTCCCGTGACTTTCGTCAATTCCGTGTTGGTTTCAGGCTTCCTTAATGGCATCGTCAACCTCAGCTTTTCGACGGCGCAGTTCATCCCAGACGGCGACGGCAAGGTTAAGCCTGCGGAGATCCTGACGGCCAACCTCCGCATGGACCTGTACTGCGCGCAGCAGATCCACGATTCGCTGGCGAACATCTTGGAGCAGCAGACGAAACCAGCGGCGAAGGATGTGAACTGATGCTAATCACGTCCCCAGTCCGCAAGGCAGTTTTGGCCGATCGGGCTGAGATCCTGGAAATGTGCCGGGAGAATTGGGCCGACAATGGCCAGTTCACGCTCTCGCCAGCCAAGGTTGAGGCGATGGTGGACAAGGCATTCAACCGCGGCGGAACCATCATCGGGCTGGTCGGAAACGGGCGAATAGAGGGTATGATCCTGCTGAATATCGGTCAATTTTGGTACACGGAGGATTATTGCCTGGAAGAAATCCAGAATTTCGTGCGTCCCGCGTACCGCAAGACGACCCACGCCAAGGACATGATTAACTTCGGGAAACGCTGTTCCGACGAATTGGGTATACCGCTGGTGATCGGCGTGGTATCGAATGAGCGGACCAGAGCAAAAATGGAACTCTATCGGCGCCAATTGGGCGAGCCCTGTGGCGGCTATTTTCTTCATCGCCCTGCAGGCGCAGCGGCATTGACAGCATAGCGCGCCGCTATGTGAAAATGAGCGTTGGGAAAAGGCAGCCAAACTACAACAAATTCATCAACGTCCTCGGCTGCCCCGGGCGCTACTGCAGCCTATAATAACGTCCTAGACCAAGCCCAGAACGTCGCCGCGACCCCCTATCAAGCGTACACAGGCGAGCTTACCGCCCCGGTAAACGCTGAGCAGCAGCAGGGCATATCGGGCATCAACGCGGCGGCTGGACAGGCGCAGCCGGCCATAAATCAAGCCGAAGGCATCGCTGGAGCGGCGGCGAATCCGCTCACTGCTGGCCAGATCCAGCAATATCAGAACCCATATACGCAAGACGTTGTCAACGCGACCGAGGCGCAGTTCAACAACCAAAATCAGCAGCAGCAAGCCGCGCTGACCGGGAACAACATTGCTCAAGGCGCGCTCGGGGGAAACCGGGTTGGCGTGGCACAAGCGAACCTTGCTGGCCAGCAGGCAGCGTCCGAAAACCCGACGATCGCGGGTCTGTATCAGCAGTCGTATAATACCGGCTTGAGCACGGCTGAAAACCAGTTTCAGACCAATCCGCTGGCGGCGGCGGGGTCAATCGCCAATTTCGGGGTTGCTGGCCAAAATGCCGCCCTGACCGGGGCCGGGGCTCAGCTCGGAGCCGGTACAGTCGAGCAGCAGACGCAGCAGGCGGCCGATACGGCGAACTACGGGCAATATGCCCAAGCACAGGCATATCCGTTCCAGAGCACACAATGGCTCGCTGGGATCGATACCGGCGTGGCGCCGGGGCTCGGCAGCACATCCACGGGCCAAACCACCGGACCGGCGCCGAATCAAACCGCGCAGTATCTCGGCGCCGGGGTATCCGCCGCCGGCCTAGCGCTGTCTGATCGCCGGTTGAAGCAGGATGTCCACAAGATCGGCGCCATGCACGATGGGCAGCCGCTGTATCGCTACCGGTACAAGGGTGATTCGGAATGGCATATCGGCCCGATGGCGCAAGATGTGGAGCGCGACAAGCCGGACGCCGTGCACCATGGCCTCGGCGGCGTCAAATATGTGGATCTCGAGAGCGCCACCGATGATTCGATCAGCAAGGCCAGCGGCGGCGGTGTCGCTGGATACGCGGTAGGCGGCTCGCCGTGGTCGTTTGCCAATGGATGGGTTCCGACTGTCAGCGGCCTTGGCCACGCAGCGCCACCGAGCGCCAGCGCACCGGGGGCGCAGAATCCGCAGACCCCCAATATCGATTGGTCGAAGCTTGGAACCACGGCTTCGCAAGCGGCCAATAATCCAGGGCTCAGCCAGTTCAACTCCAGCAATCCTTTCCTGATCTCTGGAGCGGCGAATCCATTCAGCGTATCGCCGGCATCTAATACCGATGCAATAAACGGTTCCATGAGCATATTGGACAGTGGATCCGGAGGCGCGTCATACGGTCCAGGCTTCGCGCGCGGCGGCGTGGCTGGATATGCCGATGGCGGCAGTCCTGCCGATGACGACCCTACGTTTGATCAGAGGTTTTATGGAGTGCCGGGCAATTCGGTAGCACCTTCGATCGTGCCGTCTGCCACTCCTGATCAGGGCGTATCGGGTGCGGTCATCAACCCTGACCAGCCGTACCGGATGCCGGATGACGCATCGGTGCAGGCTTGGCGCGACAACAATCCGTTGCCACCAACTGGGACACCTCCGCCGGCTCCGACCTCCGCCGACGATATGTCGCTGCCGCCGCAGATCACCGGAAGACCCGCGCCGGTTGGTGTGGCCGCAACGGCATCTGGAGACGATGACGACGAGTCGCCCGCGCTTGGCTATGCGCCCTCAAGCGGCGTCGCTGCAGCGAGTCCGCCCCAGGTTGTGCCAACCGACACCACGGCTACCACCGACGCGCCCACCCAAAACAAGGGCCTCGGCATTGGCCTTGGCCTGATATCGCCGAATGCCCAGACTGGCCTGCTCGCGGCCGGGCTCGGCATGTTGGCGTCTCGTTCTTCCAATCTAGGCAACGCGATCGGAGAAGGCGGTATTGCTGGCCTGACCGCATATGGAGCGGCTCAGAAGCATGACGAGGACATTGCACAGCAAGCCGCGAAACTGTCCAAGGAAGCCAAGGACCACGCCGACGAAATGCGGCAGAAGCAGGAGACAATCAACGAGACGGCTCGGCACAACAAGGCCGTGGAAGACAAGGGATACGAGCCGAAGATCGAAAAGAATGTGGACCCTGATACTGGAGCCACAACCTATCTTACGTTTGATCCGAACACGCAAAAGCTCACGCCGGTCAAAATACCCGGGTCTGATCTTGTCTCTGGAGCGAACAAGAAATTCGTGAGCGACGCTCCGCCGATCGATGAACGACGCAAGGCACCGCAAGCGAGTCCCGAGGCGCGAGATGAAAGCTATTACAAGTGGCTTCAAGACAATCGTTCGCCAGGTTATGCAGACATCGTGCGCGGCGTAGCGGACTACGAGATCGATCCGAACCGAGAAGCCAGCCTGCAAAAGGGAGCGCGCGATCGGCTGTACCGTGATGTTAAGCAGTACGATCCGACCTATGATCAGACGCACTTTGCAGAGAAGACAGGCGTTATTCAGAACTTTAGCAAGGGTGTTGCCGGTCAGGCTGTCAACTCGCTCAACGTTTCGGTTGCGCATCTCGGCACGCTGGCAAATCTCGGTGACGCGCTTCAAAACGGTAACCTTCCGCTGATCAACAAACTGAGCAATGCGGTTTCGGTATGGACCGGAAAGGCTCCGGTCACGAACTTCGAAGCGGCAAAGGAAATTGTCGGTGACGAAGTGGTCAAGGCCGTGGTCGGCGGTGTGAACAGCCAGGCCGATCGTGAGGCCATCAAGCATCTGATCTTGGCGCAGCAAACTCCAGCACAGTTGAAAGGCGTCATCCAGACGTTCACCACGTTGCTCGGTGGCCAACTCGACGGACAGCGCCAACGCTATCAGGCCGGTACGGGCTTGAACAATTTCGATCAGAAGTACTTGGCACCAGCAACGCGCGAGGCTCTTGCCCACAGCTCAGGTTCGGTTGATCCGTCGATTTCCAAGATGGTCTACCCGAGCGGCATCCCTGTACAGCCAGGCAACGCAGCAACCACAGCGCCGCCAGCAACCACCACCCCCATTCCGCCGCCTGATCAGCGCGTCGTCGGGCAGACCTATCAGACACCGAAAGGTCCAGCGAAGTGGACCGCCCAAGGGTGGGTCCAGTGAGACGCAATGTTCACGAAATGGCGGATAGGTTCAAGCGGCTGATCGCGTATGATCCGTTGGCGGGACTGCGCAAGAAAAAGCGGGCTGATGGTGGGCCGGTAAGATTCTCCAATTTCAGGAGGTCAAAAGATATCGAAGACCGTCGCGACGAAGATCCTGCGACGGTTCAGCCCACAAAACCCGGGCCGATAGAGCCTTGGCTGAGCCAGCAAACGGCTGCGACCGCACACGCTGGAAAGATGGCACGAAGTCTCGGAGTTGACGATATTCCACAGGCTGCGCAAGACATTCACAGCAGTTTTTTGGAGCGCAATTCTGCCGCTGATCAAAATCGCCGTGCTGGCGGTCGCGTCCACAAAGCAGGCGGCGGCGCCATGAGCGATGAGGACATGGGGATTGCTCCTGCAGCGCCTGCGGTCATGTCCGACGCTGACATGGGCATCGGTGCCGCGCCAACATCGGGCGGTATCGCATCGTATCTGCCGAAGGCGATCACGGATATTCCGCACGAAGCATATCAAGCCACGGCCGATCAGGTCAAAAACATCGGCAATGCGTGGACTGATATGCGTTCCCGACATGCCGCACAAGCCGAAAAGGATAAGAGCGCGTCAGGCTCGTTCTTCGATCCTGGCGCCATGCTCGGCTCGCTCAAGGACGTTGCCGACACTGGAAAGGCGGTTGTCAGCGCTGCTGCGGTGCCGTTCGCACCAATCGAGGGTTCTGCGAAATCTGCTGTTGGTCATCCGATGGCTGACGCGGAACATATTATCGGAACAATCATCAATCCGAAGGTTGCCGCTCAAGATAATCCAGATTTGATGTACGAAAATGCTAAAAAAGATGTAAGCACTGCACTATCGGCGGCGCGTCCTAAGGGCATGGCCATGTCAAAGGCGCCGGGAGATTGGTTTCCAAAAATAACGCCACAGCCTCCTGAAACTCATATGTACATCAGGGGTCACGACCTCGGTGCCATGCAGGGTCGGGCACCGACTGCTGGACCATATGAGATCCCAGCCGATGCGCCATCCTATCAGCACTCCAGCCAAATTCCTCCGCCTCCTGAGCCTGCCGCTGCAGCAAATACCGCTGCTGCTGGTGAGTTCGGCATTGATCTGTCACGCGGTCAGGCAACCGGCGATTTGGACACGATCCGATACGAGGACATGGCGGCGCGTGGCGCCTATGGACCCGACGCGCAAAAGAAGGCATCGGATTTTTTCAACAAGCAGTTTCAGGATACGCAATCGGCTGGGCGAACAGTTGGCCAGCAGACGGCAGGCGCGGCACCAATCGTTGATAGTCCATCCGAGGCAGCGTCTGCCGTGGGCTCCGAGGTATCCGACCGCGCTGCGCAGGCCCGCTCGCTCCAAGCGCAGACCGAACAGCATGCCGCAACCGAGGCCGAATCGCAGCGCGGCATTCTGTCGGATCAGAACCGGGCGCTGAACGAGGCTATTCAGGGCGGTGCGCTGCCGGTTGAGGGACCGCGCGAAGCTGGAGAGGTCGTTGGGCAAAACGTCCGGCAAGCGGCGGCGGCAAGCAAGGCTGATTTCCAGGCAAAGTACAAGGAATTTGGCTCGCTTCCCGGCGAGTTCGATGTCAGCGCCGTACAGGGCATGGGAAACCGCGTCAAAAATGAACTGACATTCGGCGATAATCCCGTGATCGTGGATGAAGGAACGCCTGCGGCTTCCCGCGCCATCCAAGCGCTTGATGAAATGTCGCAGCCCAAGATCACCAATTTGGCTGACCCCCGCGCGCCACCATCGCCCGCTGACATTACCGCTGTAAGTCTCAAGGGCGTCGATCAGATGCGCAAGAGACTCGTGGGCTACTACCAGCAGGCAAAGTCCAGCGGCAACGCGTCTGACGTTCGCGCCACGCGAGCCGTTATGAATGGGTTCGACGGGCAAATCGAACGTGCTATCACTGAGGGCCTGTTCTCTGGAGATCCGCGAGCGTTGCAGGCTCTGCAGGAGGCCCGCGCCTCGTATTCGCGCTATCAGCGCACGTTCTCTCCGCAGGGTGCCGGCGATGACGTAGGTACGGCCATGCGGCGTATCGTGGACCGCAACGCCACGCCGGAGGAAACGGCAAACATGATCATCGGATCGGGCAAGATCGGTAGCGCTGGTTTACCGGTTCGGATAGCCGATCGCCTTGAGCAGGTATTGGGCGCCGATTCGGATAGCTGGAGCGCGATTCGGCAAGCCATGTGGCAAAAGGCGTCTCAGGCGCGCAATTCGGCTGGCGCGATTGATCCCGCGCGATCGGCCGCAAGCATTAACGATTTTACCGGCAGTACGCTGGCACAGCGCATGTTCACTGGTCAGGAACGAGCGGCGATGCGCGCCCACGCCCAAGGCATCCAAGACCTCGACCGGAATATCGAGCAATTGCCAGCCACACAGACCGCCGCTCGGACGCGGCAGGCCTATCAGGACACGTTCGGCGGCGCCGACCTTGGCGCGGCGCCTCGGGCAGCGTTTCAGCGCATGGTCGAGGGCACGGCCACGCCAGAGGAGATCGCAAACGGAGTTTTCAAGGTCATCGGCGCTGGCAATCCTGGCCATGTGGCGCGCACCCTGCAGGCCATTGAACGGATCGTGGGGCCGAACAGCGAGGCCATGGGGGCGGTGCGGCAGGGCGTTTGGCAGAAACTGACCCAAGCGGCGGAAGGCAAGGACCAGCCTGGCGCCCAAAAGGCCATGCAGGCAATCAACGAGTTCCTGCACGGGTCCGGCAAGACCATTGCCGAGCAGCTTTATTCGCCGCAGGAATTGGCCCTGATGGATCGGTATCAGAAGGCGCTGAAACTGACCATCATTCCGAAGTATGCGCGCACCAATTCGGACACGGCGCCGGCTCTGTTGGCTGCGGTGCGAAAGTACGCCGGCATGATCGGATCTGCACTGGGTGTCGTAGGCCTCGGAGGTGCTGAGGGCGGCCTTTCTGGCTATGCCGTTTCAAAGCTGCTGGACAAGGGCGGCGAGAAACTGCTTGCCGCTCGGCAAGCTAGGAAACTGGACAATTCCCTCAACAATGTGGTGCCGCCCGCCAAAAAACCGGTTACGCCACCGAAATTCAAATCAGCGCGTATTCTGCCGATGAGCCTTCAAAACGCGCCGCGCCCGCATGGCATCAGTGCGTTGCAAGGACCAGTGCCAAGCGCAGCCGACGAGAAAAAGAAGAAATCCGGTAGGCCATGAAACGAGCAGCCAAACCACAACGAGATAAATGAGGATCATATGCCAATCATTCCCACGAGCCACGATCGAAGCTTTATTCCGTATCCGCTGGGGTATGACCCGAAGTTCGAGGCGTGTCTACCGGATACGCTCAAGCAAGAAGGCGGCTATTCGAACGACGCGCACGACCCCGGCGGGATGACCATGGAAGGCATCATCCAGCGGGAATACGACCTCAAGCGCAAGCAATGGGGTCTCGCCACACGCTGGGTCAAGGACATCAGCGCCGACGAATACCGGACGATCTATTACACCGACTATTGGATGCCGCACTGCCCCGCTCTGCCGGCCGGGCTCGATCTGGAGTTCTTCGACCTCGACGTGAATGGCGGCCCGCACCGCGCCGTGGAGATCCTGCAGAAGACGCTCGGCATCGCGGCTGATGGTCAGTGGGGCGACATGACCGAGAGCGCCGTGAAGGATCTGACCGCGGCCGGCGATGTTACCAGCGCGATCGAGAACTACAAAGTCTACCGCGAGAAGTTCTACCGCGGGCTCTCGACGTTCCGATATTTCGGCACCGACTGGATTCGCCGCAGCGAGGAAATCGCCACCGAAGGTAAGGCTATGGAGGCGTGACCCACCCCGCCGAAACAGAGCTAAAACCGCTCATCGGCCGGGAGTTATTCGACGCCTATAACGAGATCCAAGACATTGCGTCGGCTCACCATTTTAGCATAGTGATATTGGGACCGCACATGAAAAACATCGCGACGCAGTCCGACCGCCTGAACGTCCACCGGGACGAGGATTTCATCATCACCGAATTCACGATTGGATAGGGCCATGCTGACAATCTGGGTGCTGTACATCGCCACCACCATATGGACCGAGCAGGCTGCGGCGATGCTTCCCGACAAACCCTATATGGACAAGGCATCCTGCGAGGAGGCCGCAGGCGAGCGCGTGCACGTCTGCATTCCGATGGAGAAAGACCGATGACCCCAACACCAGAGCAGATCGCGGCCGGCGTGGCTGCGGCGAAACTGCAAATCCCGTTCATCTATCGGCATCTCGTTTCCGATGTCGAGATTACCGCATTCGTCACCAAGGTATTGACAGCCGCGCTCAACGCGCCAGCAACAGGAGCATAGGACAGTGGAACAAATGAAGAAGATCACATTTCTCGGGTGGCTCGGTATTATCATTCTTTTCAACAGCACTTTGCTCGGCGGCGCGAGTCAATTGGGCGACCTCGCTTTGACACCGGAGGTGGTAAAGGCAATTCTGGCGGTCGCTACGCTCGGAAACGGATTCCTCGGCGGCCTCGTGACCATGTTCTCGACGCAAGCCTCTCAGACCAGCAACGTGATTGCAGACCCGGAAGCGCAGCAGGCCATCATCAGGGCGGTTCTCGCCATGCCCGGCGTTGAGCACATGGAAGTCAACGCGCGGGCCAATCAGACCTTGGCCGCGCTCGCCGTTGATCCGAATGTGCCGAAGATCGACCCGGAGCCGCAGGCCAAGATTGCAGTCGCCAAAACGGCAGCATCTGCGGCTGCAATGATCGCGCTCCTCCTCCTGGGAGCCATGGCATGGCCTGGGGACGCCAGCGCGGCAGTCAAGCTCAAGACACCTCAGCAGGTGGTCAAGGATGTCAACAACTTCATCAACCATCCAGCCACCACCGTTGAGAGCGCCCTACAATCCGGCTTATCGCAGCCGATGATGGATCTCCAGACCTTCTTGCAAAGCGATCTTGAGGGGGCTGCGGCGCTGGCGATTCAGATCCCGTCTGTTCAGGATGGCAATGGGCAGGCATGCTGGACAATGTTGCAGGGAGCGAGCGCCGTATTCAAGGCACATCCGATTCCGCTCACCTTGAAGGTTGCCACCGATATCGAGGCCGCTCGGCTTCTCGTGATCACAGCAAACAAGATTTGCCAGAACGCGCAGTGTACCCAGGTCTTCAACGAGATATCAAACTCGATCAAGACCGTAGCTCCAATGTCGCTATCGGTTCCCAGCATCACTTCGCTTTGCTCTCAGGTGCCTCAGATTGCTGTGGTGGCACCTACTCCAGTGGCCGCGACTATCATCGCGCCGGCTTCCACCGGCACCCAGACATCACCCGTCGTAGCGCCGGCCACCATTCCTCCGAATACAACATTCACATCGCCATCAACCGGCAATCCGTCGCTTGGCGCCGGCCCCGTCAATCCAACCACAGCGCCTGCGGTAACCCCGCCGGTGGTCGCTCCAGCCCCGGCCCAGCCATGAGTCAGAAGCAGTCCACCGGATCGTTCGACGACGGCTTCGATGCGGCACTCAACGAGATTGGCCCGATGTTTGACGATTGGGACAAATTGAGCAATGACGCGCGCAGCCAGATCGGAGCGATTGCGCCCGCATTCGTCGCCAAATTGGAGCACCTCAAGGCAACGGTGGACAGGTCATGATCATCCCAGTCGTCAAGATCCGGTTCGTCCGGCATAAGGGCATCGCAACCGATCTGATCAGTTGGCGCGAGGGAACGTGCATGCCGTTCACGCCATCGCACGCGGAGTGCGTAACCGATGAGGGGACGTGTATCGGAGAGTTCGGTTTCGGTGGGATGAAAGAGAATCCCGCAGGGTACGATCTCGATGGCATGGATGTGCTGCCCGATGGCCGCAAGTGCGAACTGATCGTTCCGCTGACCGTGACGCAGGCTCAGCACGATGAATTCTACACGCTGGTCAGAGGTTCCATCGGCGAGGGCTACGACTGGAATGCCATTTTCGGCTTTGCGTTGACGGGTCACCATCATGATGTGAACCACGCCTTCTGCTCGGCCAAGATGTTTCTGCTATTGCGCAAGATCGGCTACTTCAAGTGGCCGGTCATCACGCCCGGCCACGAAATCGATCCACGCGACCTCATGCTTATTTTGTCTGTTTGCGTTGAAATACCCCATTGAGCGGCGACTGTCTCCAGTATTTCGGAGAAGACTGGGAATTAAGATGCTGTCAGGCGATTTCCTGGGGATCAATCTGCGGGACTTCGCCATCGGAATGCAAGGCGGTTTCGCGGGTGTGTACCTGCTGCGGAAACCGAAGGCAAAATTCCTGCTTGCCCATGGCATGGTGGGAGGGGTACTCGGGAACTACGGTGGGTTTGTGGCGCAGGCATTGATCGAGAAGACGGCGCACGAAATGTGCATCACGATATCGCATGACGCGTCGTCAGATTTGGGATGCCTCATCGTCGGCTTGTGCGGCATGGCTATCCTGCACAAAATCGTAATACCCTACATCGAATCGAAAGGTAAAAGGCTGACAAAATGAACAGCATAGTTGTTGGATATTTCGCTCTTGCCATGGTCTGCACCTGCCTGCTCACGTATGTCATGGTTAAATACCTGGAGCAGCAGCGCGGCATGAAGAAGACGGATCAAGATCCTCCGTGGCTTCAAACGTCCAGAAAATATGCATTCTTCATCTGCTCCCTGCTGATGGGTTTATCTGCAGCCGCAGCATGGAGAACAGGGGAGATTTCCCCTTATGCTGTACTCATACTTCTCGCGTCGGTCGTGATGATCCTCGCATTCAACGCCATCTCGCAGCACAGGCGAACACCTCCCGAAGATCGCGGCGACGGCATCGAGGACATGCCGTGGCCCGGCTCGCTGAGTGCTCAGTTTGGCCATTATATCTCGCGCGCCGATATGGAATTGATCCGAGCGGAGATTCTTCGAGTCGACGAGGGCCAAATGTTGACCCACAGATATCTCGAGGCCATGCACAATCACCTGCAAATCAAGCCGCCACCGGCCATCATCCCAGCCGATACCCCCGACGTGATAGTTCTGCGACCTCGCAAGGCTGAGGACAGGTGATGCGGAAACTTGCCATTGTAGCCGCCGCAGTCGCGCTTGCTATCACGGCGGCGCATGCATTGACCGGAAATCAGCGCGTTTTGCTGATGGGCAAGAAGACGGCGGTAGTCGCCTCGTATTCCGGCCCCGGCGATGTTGTGACGGGCGCTACAGCGTTCTATGGCCTTCGCGCCTACAATAAGGCCTATGCGACCGGAACAAACCACGCGATCAACATTCGCAGGACCAGCGATAGCACCACCACCGACATAAATATCCTGACGAATGGCAGTCTCGACGTTGCGACCGCAACATCGTTCTGCGCCGCGACAACGTGCTTCGTGGATACCATTTACGATCAGGTCGGGACGCATACGCTCATCCAGGCCACGACGACAGCGCAGCCACAACTGACATTCAATTGTCTGAACACGACACTACCGTGCCTCACATTCACGGCGGCATCGACGCAGTTTCTGTCCGGTGCATTTACGACGATCGCGCAGCCCAACACGTTTTCGTTCGTTGCCGAGAGGACCGGTGCTGCCACCATGGGTGCCGTGCTGGGTGCCGACAACGCGGCTCAAGCCGGGTTCAATGCTGTTGCGAATCAGGCGTTTATTTTTGCGGGAACGACGCAGGCGGTAAGCGCGACGGATAGCGCCCTGCATGCGACACAGGCTGTCATGCAGGGCGCCACATCAACGATGAATGTCGATGGAACGTTGTCTGGATCTCTCAGCGCTGGCACCAGTTCGATCGCAACACCGCTGCAGCTCGGTGCTAGTGGTGTAGGGACAAACCCACTCAACGGGCTGTTTGGTGAGGCGATTGTCTTCGGAGGCATCGCAGTTCCTCCCACAAACCAGACGACGCTTTGCCACAATCAACGGCTTTATTGGGGGTCTGGGGGAACGTGCTGATGGCGAACATCCCGCAATCGGAAATCGTGCCGATAGTTGCGTCGCTGCAGTCGATCCTGCAATCCGCGAGCCAGTCGCCTGCTGGCGCTCCGCTGCTGCCAGGATCGTATCCAGCGACTATGACCGATCGGTACGGCAGCACGTGGGGATTCTCCAACGCTTCAACCCCCGGCGTGCTGCGCAATGGGGTTGCCAACGGCGGTGCCGGAGCGGTGATGATCCAGATGGATGTTGTCGGCGATGCGTGGGTCGAAGGCGCTCCTGGCGTCTGGTATCTGTACGGATTCGCTGGTCCGTATGTGCAGCAGATCTCTGGCCCGAACATCGGCACCGCGCCACTATCGCAGGCCCGCGCGCTGGTCGCGAGCCTGCAATCCATCGTCACACAGCTCGCATCCGCATTGGTGCAGCCAGCGCCGCCACCGGGATTGCAGGCCGATATCGTCGCGCTCGGTAAGCTCGCCGTCCCGATGGGCGCGAATCTGTCCGGCGCCGAATTCACATCGAACCACATTCCCGGCGTGCTCGGCACCGACTATTTTTTTGACACCGTGACCGTTCCATATCTGGTCGGGCTCGGTGCCCGCAAGATCCGCATCCCGTTCCGACTTGAGCGCATTCTTCCGGGTTGGCCATCCAGCCTCACGCTCGACCCCGCGCACATCACATGGCTGCAGGGCATGATCACGGCCAATCCGAGCGTCACGTTCGTGCTTGATGCGCACAACTTCGGCTTGTTCGTGATCGGAGGAGCGGCGTTCGGCATCGGCAACTCGGGCGGACCCACCACCGCGCAATTCGGTGCCATGTGGCTGGCCATTGCTGAGACGTTCGGCGGATATGCCAACGTCGAGTTCGACCTGATGAACGAGCCGGGCCAACAAACCGTCGCCCAGATCGTAGCCATGGACAACGCGGCGATCGCAGCCATCCGCGGCGGCGGTTTCGCCAACCGGATCTGGATTGAGGGCGCGTCATCGACGGCCGGGTCGAACTGGACCACGACCTCGGGCAATGCTGCGATGCTTGGCCAGATCGTGGATTCCGCAAGCAACTACGGTTTCATGATTCACCAATATGGCGATGCGACCGGCTCGGATATCGCTCCGGTCACCGTCCCAACCTCAGTCGCTACGAATTTGACGCTAGTAACCGCATGGGCGCGCACAAACGGCGTCACGCTCATGCTTGGCGAGTTCGGCACCGATAGTGGTGTGGCTGGCTTGCAATGCATCACTGACACCATGAACTTCGTTTGCCAGAATCAGGACGTGTGGCAAGGCGGCGTGACGTGGTGGAACGCCGGCCTGGAGGTTGGTGCTGCCATCAGCGCGCTGACCACGGGCAACCCGCCGACGCCAAATCCGCAACTGACCACGCTTGAACAGTTCTGGTAATGGCTCCCACAGAGCGATCATCTGCCGGATGGATACAGACGATGATCGGGGCTGCTACGGCAATAATCGTGACCGGCACAAGCATGTACGGGGTCGTCATCGCTCCAATGCAGTCTCAGATCGCGCGATTGATTGACGGTCGCGAGAAAGACCACGACCAGCTCGCGGCTCTTTACACATCCATTCAAACCAACGACGAGTACAAAAAGACCATCCGAACCGAGTTGGAATGGCTGCGCGCGGATTTGCTTCGTATTGGCGCACAGGCAAATACATTGGATGAAGTGCATAAGGATCGAGCTGGACAGGCAGCGCAGATCGCCGATCTTCAAGCGCGTTGGGAACGTCTCGACCACCACAATGATGAGATCGAGAAGACGCTGCAAGGTCAGATCGACGGATTGCGCGACCGCATGATGTTGCCCGTGGCGAAGTGAAATTCCTGGCCAAATGCGCCGCCTCGATCAGCAAAAACCTCGAACGAAGATGGGTGCTGATGAAGTTCGAGGCCGATCAGGGTCATTTCAACGGAGAGATCGCGAAGAAGCTCGGTGAACTCGAACCGGACAAAACATACCGGATCACGATCGAGGAGGTTGACGGTACTTAATGTGACTACGTTAGGACAACTTATCCAGATGGAACGGATAGCTGCCGGTCCAGTCGCGTAGATCGCCCTTGGCGCGCGGCATTTCATCTTCGCGAAGCCATTGACGGACGCGTTCGGCATAGATCGCGAAGTCTTCGCCGGGCTCGCGCTTTGGAATATTGGCACCTTGTTTCATCGGTTATCCTCGGTCACGTTAAACTCCGCAATTACCACCGCATTCATGGCTAAATAGATCATCTTCCCTAGCGATAGGCGATAGGTCGGCTTTTCCAAGAGGAACTCGGCTTGAATGAAGAAAGACCTCCCCGTGAAACCTCGCTACCTGGGCCGGCTCTCGTAGCCACCCGTCCAACTCAAGGGTTTCGTCCCATTCTTCGGGATTCTCGCGTAGATCACGCCATCCCGAATTACCCTGATACGGACAATATTTGCATCGTGACTTGGGAGGGCGTCGGTACTGACGCTCCTCAAGCCACGTATAGCAACCTTGGCGGCTCTTCCTGGCTTCAATCAGGATATGTCGGTTGTGGATAAAACGACACCCACTCGGTCCCACGCGCTCAATCTCGTCAGTCGAAATACCGATCCAGCTCTCAACAGAATCCGGCGCGACATAGCCGCGTGGACCGACGCCGAGAAGCTCGCGAATCTTCCGCCGGATCGGTCGAATCTTCCAATTGCGGGTGCAGTTGCGCCCACCCATGCCGCCTTTGCCAACGAACCAAGGAATGCGGGCACCATCTTCATCTCCAGCCAACAAAGCCGTTTTTAGCGAACGGCTGCATCTGACGACGTGGACTTGGAAGGGCAATATTCCTGGGGACATGAGCCACGTCAGATGCTCATAAACGGCGGCTGGCTCATCCCCCGTATCGGCGAAGATCGCACAGTCCGGTGCCGGTATTTCACCTTGTGCGGCCATGAGGGCAATAGTAGTGGACTGGACACCAGCGCCTAGGCTCAAAACCCGAAGTTTCGGGTTTAGTAATGGGCGGGATAGGCCATCATGTTGCAGTTCGATCATTGTGGAACCTTTGCCCCCTACAGGGTGAAATCGCGAACGCGCTCGGTGAGGCTCGAACCGGACGCAACATACGAGATCACGATCCGGAAGGTTTCGCCTTAGAATAGGCAACGCACGCAGCCACGGAATCTCCGCACCAATCAACGGTTCCGTCATGAAGCATCCATTTGCGCCAATATTCTGGCATGCCGTTCAATGGTCTGCATCGAACAGTCGAAGAACCACCGATGCCTGACGGAGAATAATTCATCTCACCAGTGAAGCCAACAACTTCCCAATCACCGCCATATGATCTGTCCGAGAATTTGTCGCCGATGCGGACCATCTGGCGACCTTGACTATAGGCCAATGTCAGTTCTTTGATATCGTCGATAATTCCGCTCATGTTTTATTCTCTTTAGTGGCCTTCTTCTTGCGCTTCGCCTTGACGAGCAGCGGCGTCCAGCATCCCGACCCGTACTTCCTGATCGAGGCCTCGATGCGCTTGATCATGACCTTGGAGGCTTTGCGGGTCATGTCCGTTCCTTCTTTTCGTGAGAATCGATTTTGATGGTCTTACACGGGCACTTTGGGGCGATTCTACCCCCGCCGCGATGGTGACATGCCAGACAACGCCACGAATACCCCTTGCGTTTGTCTCTGTATGCCATTTTTCTCCACTCGCACTTTGGAGCCTCGATTTTCACTTTCGCGCTTTCAGATCCGCGATGGCCTGCAACAGCGCCTCGTTGTCGTGAGCGCAGCCGATCTCATCGCAGGCGTCGGCGAATGCTCGTTCGAAATCTGATGGAGTGGCCGCTCTGTCCAGCGCTGGCGCTGCCACGGCGTAAAGAGGTTCTACCTCGTGATGGTGAGGATTAATGAAGTCTGGCTTAACCGGAACCAAAGACCACTCCCCGTTATCGTCACCTTCGCGGAATCTCGGCAGTGTCCGCCATCGCCATGCACATGCCTCAAACGCTGGCGCTGCGGGCGGGAGGGCGGCGCGGGTGTTCCATAGGGCGCGGGCACTCGGTTCGGAATCCTCTAGGGAGGCTCCGCAGCCTTGGCAACAAACGAAGTTTAATTTGGTTAGCGATTCTATTTCGTTGCCACCACAAAATGGGCATGGGAGCAGCGTTTCTGTGTCGGTCATGGCTACGCCTTCTCTAGTTGTTCATATTCGATTTTGGTGTCAATCAGAGGTCGGAAACGCTCTGGTTTGAATGCCCATTCCTTCTCGTCTCCGTCGGCCCAAATTATCGTAGGATTGACCAGTTCCTCCAGATAAACGCCATATCCCTCGATATGGTCATTCACATCGAAACCGCGAACCGTATAGATTCCTCCGGTTCGTGGTAGCATTGTTACATAGGGACGAGTTTCTTGGTTGATGGAATCATCAACGCAAACTACCTTCTGTCCGATCCTAAGTATCATCACTCCCTCCCGAAGCAAGCAGCCAGCGTCGCGATGGCTATCGCGAGAAAAACAATCGTAAGAATTGCTACTCCGATTGATGGGGCGTGAAGCCTTTTCATGTCCGCACCGCGCCGTTGCCGAACCGGTTCGGCGGCAGTTCTGAGGCAGCACCACGAATGACGTTGCCGAGTTGTTCCAGAGTAAAATCAACGCCGTTGATTTGCACCGCAGTTCCTGCGTCCTCCAAGAACAGCGGTTTCTCGCCCTCCTCCAGCCCCTCCGGTGCGCTCTGGATAGTCCCCGGCACTTTGATGAACGCCGCAAGCTTGATCTCCTCACGGAGGTCCGCAAGCTGCTTGGCGGCCACGCTGGCGATGGTTTCCGCAATCGCCGAAACCCGGACCACGACGCGCTCGTATTGCGCACCAGAGGCGGTAACCCGTTCCACTTGCTGGATCAGGAACTCGGTCTGGAACTTCAAGTTGCTGTTGATTCCGGTCAGTTCCCGCACCTGATCGGTCAGGACCATGACTTGCTGTCGGGCCTCAGCGAGGTCGTCCTTGAGTTGGTCGTAGTCGCGCAGGAACTGCGTTTCGCTCGGTGTGCGGTCGTGGATGTGGTGATTCATGGTTGGTTCTCCGGTGGTTCGGCCCAATCTTCAATTCGTTGCCACATGCGGTTCACCCGCAGGCAGAACTCGGGGTCTTTCTCAATGAGACGGGCGATTCTATCGCGAGCGTGAATTATAGACGAATGATCCCGAAAACCAAACCGACGCGCTACAAATGGCGTCGATTGTCCGGTAATTTTCAGGGCGAGAAACATCGCCAGATGTCGCGCATTGACGATCTTGTCAAATCTTCGCGGGCCATTTATCTCGGCAACCGTCACGCCGTCTTCTTCGGCAATTACGCGCTGAATTTCCTTGATGATCTCAATTGACGTTTTGCGCGATGGTATCTCGGAAACGACGCTGAACCACCATTTGATTTGCGGTTTCCGAGGTTGTTGACGCGACGGAGACACGAATGCGGCGCTGCGCTCCGATGCGGACAGAATCTTGATGCCCGGATCTGGTTTCCCAGCAGCATTGATGCGCGCAATCCTCGCTCGGTGCTCCGCAGTTTGGCGCTTGGCCTCAGTGGTCGGCTGGTCGGGGGTCATCAGCGCGACCTCCGAGGCTGCGGCGGCGCATACGAAATCCGGCAATGATGCGCGCAATAGGGCGATCCAGCAAGCACCCTGCGCCCGCAGAACACATAATCATGACCGCCGAACGGAAACTTGCATGTGTCGTCCGTCAACTCCAGCAGCGTGATCGGCTGGCAGTCCTCCAGAATCTCAGGCTCCGGCGGCAATGGCTGGCACCGCATGACGGGTTGCGAGCTTTCCTTGAGCAGGAATCCCGCGACCGGCGCTGCCTTCTTCTTTCGCGGCATTTTCATTCTCTTCGGTGGACCGCCGCCATGGCTGCCTCGCAACCGATAGCCTCGACGATTACACAGGGATATCACAGCATTCCGCGATTTTCCATTATTCATGGATATTGCGATCTGAGATGCGGAAAGTCCGCATGCTGCAAGTCTTGCCACCTCGATTTTTTCATCCGCAGTCCAGAGCACCTGCATCACAGCACACTCCCCAGCAGATACCACCCTGCCCATATCCAAAACGCGATGCACGCGCCGCCCCAGAAGAATGGCCAATTGATTTCCATATTATGTTCTCCTCATTTCTTCGTACGAGGCCAATTGCGGGTCGCTCCAAACCACGCCGTTCTCAGCCCCCCAGGCGAAAATTAGCTCAATCAAATTTGACATTTCAACCTTAGTTGTCTTTGACGAAGAATATCCAGTCGAGAAAAAGTTGCGCCCGTCGAGCGTCGGCAAGATATCCTGCTCCTGTCCGAGCGCGTGCAGGAAAATCACCTTGTATTCATCGATCGTAAATTGCTGTCCATTGATGGTCTTTTTCTGTTTCACAATATCTGTCAACATTGCCCACATACGGGCGTTCTGTGGAAGCGTTCGCTTTGGGTCTCTGATTTCTACCCGAGATCCTAGAGGTGCAACCTTGATTGATTCCATAACGCGCTGGCGCATCTTTTCGTCATAGATCACGACCAGCGAGTGAGACATCATGCTGCCTTTAGCTTCTCGACCAACATGCACAGTTCCCGGTCGAAATCATCCACGGCTTTCCGAAGGTCGGAGATGTAGGCTTCATCTCGTTTATGCCGGATAATCAGCGGCTTCATTTTCGAATAATAGACGATCAAGTCAATCCACTCTCGCTCAGCAACCATGAGATTGCCTTGAAGCTGCGCGCGGTGCTCCGGTGGGGCTTCCCCCTTGAGGAGCAGCGGGATCAGAATGTGCGGAGCCGCCGTCTTGATCTCAAGCATTCCGTCATCGCCGACAAGGGCGTCCGGTGAGCAGCCGCATTTGCCGTTGCGGACAAAACCGACCCTGCGCGGTTCGCAGTCGCGCACGAACGAATAATGCTGCCGGGCTTCGTCCTCCATTGCATGGCCGCGGTCCATGTATCCATTGGTGTAGTTCTCAGCCGGCTCTCCGGTGATGCGCTCGCCAGCCATCTTGTAAAGCAGCGTCTGGCGCGTCTTGGATTCGGCGCCCCCGCGCCCCGATGCAAGCAGAGTTGAGAAAACAGAGGCGGTTGGGATGCCGGCGCGCAGCTTGCGCCATTCCTCGGTTCCCTGTTCCAGGTCTTCAAAGATTTCCATCACGATTGCGCTTTCTTCTGGAATTGATCCAACCCGGCCATGCAGCCGTCGAACAGCGATGCCATAATGTCCTCGAATGCCTCGACTTTTGCCCATTTGAGGAACTTCTTGCGGTCACATCCGACCGCCTCGCATTTATCGATCAGGGCATCGATCTGGATTTGGCTTATCCTTGCAGCGTCCTCCTCGCCAATTCCGGCTTTGCTTCCGTCATCATCTGCTGCGGCCGCGAGACCTAGCATTTGAACCAACGAATAGCGCTGCAGGTAGGTCAGGGTCGATCCGATGGCCTGGATAGCGTTCTTGTTTCCGCTGCCGTCTGCCGGGCCGGAAAGGGTTGTCTCCTCGCTGTGGCCGTCCTCATGGGACAATATGCACGTCACGTTGATGCGCTCGTTCTGCACCGTTCGGAATCGATAGGAAAGGCCGTGCGCGCCGATGATGGGATCGACGACCCGCGCAATGGCGGCAAAATCGGCGTATTTCTTGGAATTGTGCCCCGTAGCGTTGCGCGTGATCGGAGGTATCTGCTTTTTTGCGGCGGCCACGGCCTTGTCGAAGGCCTTGCGAGCGTTGCCGGCCTCCCACCGCTCTTGCAGGTTCATCAGCTTCTCGATCATGTCGAGACCGGCGCCGCTGCTGACGGCTCGGTTGAGCATGTCCATTGGCGTCATTGCTGGCATAATTTCCGCTCTGCGCACGATGTCCTGCGCCTGCTCTGCGGGCTTCTCGGCTGGGCTGGTCATTTCGGTTCCTTCTCAGTCCATCCCCATGATACGATGTTGTACATCTCTTCGCGGACCATTCCGTCAATCTCTTCTTCGGTTGCATCGTCTTCAACTTCAATCTCGCCGGACCACATAGCGCCCTGCATGGAAGTTTCCACAACCCATTTGATAATCCTCATTGCTCTACCCCTTCGCCTGTTCGAGCTTCTTCCATGCTCTGGTGAGCGCTGCCATCTCTGGGCTTGGCGCTACGTCAATATTGTAGCGATGCAGATGGTGGTCGATCATGTTGAGGAGGGCGGTGATTTCTGGCACATGAAGGAAAATTGGTATCGCGGTCATTTCGCCATAGCGGCGGTCTTTGGACATATTGCAGGCCGTTTCTTGATCTGGATGTAAACCTGGACGGCAATCAATGCATCGCTCGTAACCGAGCACACAGCCGCAGGCAAGAGTCCGGGTCATACCTCCTCCATCGCGTCACGGCACCGCTTGTCCGCCTCCATGTACCGGCCGAGGGCGGCGGTGAGCTCTTGCGCCTCGATCTGGTTGGCGTCCCACGCGGTCGCCTCATAAGCTGGCGATCGATCGCCGGACAGACGAACCGATTTGCCCTTGGTGACGGCGCATTTCTGCTGGGCAACGCGGACAGCGCGTAGCAGATCAAGTTCGTGCGAGAACAGATCGCGCGGCAGATCGAACAGTTCCTGCGCCTTGGTGATAGCGGGGGGCGTGGTGGGGGTCATGTCAGGACACCTTGATCTTGGCGAGTGCGGCCCTTGAGATATTCTTGATCTGCCGCAGAGTATATCGTAAGCTTTCGCTGTCGTTCACCATCGAAAACGGCATCCGATCGATACTCTCCAAAGCCTTTTTCAGCCGCGCGTTTTCGTTCATGAGGTCGCGCGCATCGCTGTCGTTTGCCATCGTCTCAATCCTTGAAAAATTCGGCAGCATTGGCGCTGCCAGTCTGGGGGAGAACTCAGCGGATGCGCTTGCCGGCATTGTTGTAGACGATGGCGATCTTGCGGGTGTTTGCGAAACGGAGAGCAGCATCCACATCACGGAACCACCGGGTAATGATGGTGCTGAAGTCGGAAGGCGCCCAATCGACGTGGCACATGCCACCATTCTGCGCGATGAACTTCTCGGAAGCCGCTCTGGAAATCTCGGCTGCGGATCGGGTGTCGGTCATGTCCATCTCCTGTGAGCCCCATTGGCTAACTCCATAAAGCACGGGTTTGACCTCGTGTCAAGCCGGGGTTTACTGATTAATCTGTAATAGCAACTCCCGAGCGTTCTCGCACGCGTCCTGCAGCGGATCGCCTTCCCATCCATCCGGCATGCCATCTCGGAACTCTGAATTGGCCAGCAGAATAGCCTCGATCGCCGCGACGAGAAGCCTCTTCTGGCAATCATTGACTTCGCAATTGTCGGTCATTTGCGGAATTTCCTCTTCGGCCACGGTTGCTTGCGGGTCGCGATTTTGGGACCGCGCTTTGGCTTGCGCTCCAGTCGCGCGAATTTAGTCTTGATGCCAATATCGGAACCTTTTGTCGTCACCGTCCGTGCAGCTCCTGGCTTGCGACCGGTGGTCTTTTGCTGGTGATCAGGCTTCGACCGGTAGACCAGAAAGTCCGGGTGGTGCGCATGCGGAGTGTATCGCGCCGCCACGTCTTTTGCATGCGGGTTGTAGCGGCGTAAAACGAGCGCAGGATCGTGATCGAGCGCATGAGGCGCCACATTCTCGCCGTCCTCGAAGATGCGGGTAAGGAGCCATTTCAGGCGCGTGGCGAGGCTGAGCTTTTTGCCGATCCTGGCACACCTATCAAGAATTGCGGTATATTGCAGAACTTCCCAAATCGCGCGCGTCTCTCCGAACTGCCGCTCAGCGACAGCAACCCTAACGGCAAGACCGGGCTGCGGCGGGCGAACGCGCTTCATCAGCGATACTCTCGCACGTATTTTTTGGCCTCATTCTTCGACATCTTTTCTCCGGTCCAATCATTGATAATTTCACCGTCGATCGCGTCAATCAGTTCGCACAGGATATCCTTTTGCTCCGGGGTGTCGCGCTGTCCCATGGCAGAAAACGAATAACCGAGGTTAGCCCATCGTTGTACGATCGAAATGCTCTTCTCGCTGAGGTCGCTCCACCCTTTGAGCGTTCCCCATTTCAGCTCAATGCTTTCGCGCTTCATTGCGTCACCTTCGGACCATCGTCTGGCCAAGCTTTGAATTCCGCACCGCATTTCGGACAAGTGCTATCCACCAATTCGGATTTCTTGCCGACCCATCCGCATCTGCACCTGATTTTGATGTCGCTCATCCTATCCCCCAGATTGCCAGCCATGCCGTCCAATGACATCCGCATCACGATCGTTCCGTGCAGATCCAGGGCAGCGGGTGCGGTCAGATGGGAAGGTCAGGATTTTGGCTTGCATTTCATCGCCTTTCGCAGTTTTCCTCGTTTGGTGGCCGCTTCCTTCACGCGCTCAACCAGCGCCGCGCCGACCTCAGCCCTGTCCCGCGCGCTCGCAGACTTGCGGCGGACTTCCTCGGTGGCCAACTTGGCCTCACGCATGGCCTGGAGCGCCTTCTCGCGTGGGCCTATTTCTCGGGGCATGCCTTCACCTTCGCTAGCAGCGCCTTCGCCGATCGGTACATTTCGCCCTCTGGCGACTGTTCGGCGTCGAGTGTGCGATCATCTCGCTCGACGATATCAGCGTACATTGCCCACTGTCGCAGGGCTTGATCAAGCGCCTTCACGAGTTCGTCGAAGTGGTTCTCCCAACGGACGATTGCGGCGGCGTTGGCGATGCCTTCAGCCTCATATTCTGGAAACTCACAATCGGCGATGATTTCTCCACCAGACAAGACATATCCCGGCCGCTTGGGATTGCGATCAAGTCCGGTCTGCCACGGTCCTTTCGTGCGTTCTCTCATTCGAGTTCCTCCGCTATTTCCCGCACCAGCTTTTCCCACTGCGTGAGCTTGGCAATTGTGTGATGCGGTGAAATCGGGTCCTGTCCATTCTCCCGATTAACTCGCAGGATCGCCAGAAAATCCGCCAACTGCAGCGCAATGTCTCGGTCGCTCATTTCTGCTCCTTCGCGCCGATCTTGCGGACGACATCCCACGACGATAGCCGCAGGGCCTTCAGAAATGGAATGTCCGCGAGGGTCACTGGAATAAGACCATGGCGGACCGTGCACAACCTAGGTTGCACGATCAAGACCGTCAGTTCATTGTCGCTATAATCATCCGGCCACCCGTCATCGTCGAAGTCCGGGTTCTCGCCGTATTTGGTGAGCGATGCTTCGATTTCTTCTATCGTGGTGTATGTTCCATGCGCTCCCGACGTGCTGAACAGAACGAAGTTCATTTCGTTGGCTTCGGCGTGCGGGAACCATTCGTGCAGGGCCTCCATTCCGCGTCCTGGCTTGATGCTGAAATTGTTGTAATGACCGCCCTGCTTGCCGTGGATGCTCTTGAAGTTAACGTCCTCGGGCTGCTCGAACATTGGTCCACCGAATACGCCCATTTTCAGATCCTTCCGTTGATGGCGAATAGAAGCCCCATAACCCCGAGCGCCGTTGGAATGCACAGCACAACCGTCCAGGCCATCGCGCGACGGGTCATGATGCAAGCTCCGATACGAAGACAATATTTCCATCGCGTTTCGCCGCATCACGAATCAGCGACCGATATCCCAAGATTTCCTTGATGCGTTCGCGCGGCTCGGCATGCCGCACATGGATTAGCAGCGAGGTTCCGTCAGTGTAGACGATCTTGTGGAGCTGCAGAAGACGCCCCACGAGCTTCTTGTCGGTGGTGACCTCACGGTGGCAAATCCGCTGTTGCGCCGACATGTACCCGGTCCACGTGCCTTCGATGACAAATCGCTCGCTCATGACAACGAATCCTCCTGCCGCAACTCCCGCAGGAGCGCGTCTATCTGCGGCGCCGTCAGACCTGCATGCGATGCGCAGTCCGCAAACCGCGCCTCGGATATCTCCCCATCCCATAACCCGGCGATGAGCCGGTCAACCTCGTGGCTGTGCTCGGGATTGATGTGGTTCATGGCTGCCTCCCGAATGCGCCGCAGTAGCCTTCTGGCCTGCCGACGTTATCCTTCATTTTGCGCCATGCCATGCAGGCAGAGGCGATGCACATGCAATCGATGTCCGGCTTACCGCTAGGATTCGCACCGCGGTTGATGGTGGTTCCCTGCCCATCGTTTTCCGAACTGGCGCGAGCCAATGGGCACCACTTGGTTTTGGCCTCGTCTTCCGTGAGAAAATTGGGCATGCTATCCTCCTGTTGGGCCGTTGCGAGCGTTAGCGAAGGTTGATTGACGGAACGATCACAGACGGCTTGAACGTCACGCGGTAAAAATATGTGCTCGCTGGCGCCGGGTCCATCTGCTCGGAAAAATACGTCACGTTGTCGCTCAATCCGAGGAAATGCTTCTTGAACTGGTTCGGACCAGTTTTGCAGGTCACAGCCAACTTCTTCTCAGATGGCTCCTGCGAGCAAAGGCCCTCAATCGTCAGCATGTAGTCGCCGGTAATGCCGTTGTAGAACACGATGCGGCGGTTGATTTCAAAATTGTCGGCGGCTTGGGATAGGTTGCTGGATACGACGGATGCGTCATTGGAGCAGGCGCCCAATGACGATGCGGTCAAGAGCAGGATTATTGCATGCTTCATTCGGCGGTTTCTCCGTTGCTGATGACCTCATAAACCACGCATTTGATACCTTGTCAACAGGTGGCTTGCATTTTATTTTGGGATGTGCAATCAAGGGCCATGACAGAAACCTATTACAGAAAACTGATCGCCCCGATAACGCGCCAGAATAAGATGGCGTATCAAGCGCTTGTCCGGGAATTTTCGAAGGTGCTCATCGCCGATTTCGCTGGGGTGAAAAACCAGGGTTTGAACCGGTGGGAGGTCATCCCGCTGTACTACGTCGAGAACATCTCGAAAAAGACCGGCATCCGGCCGTGTGATCTGCTGCCGGAACCGCCTTGGGGGCTGAGCTGGACGCTTCCCGATGATGGTTTGGCGGCGACCAAGCGCGCGATTGACGATTTCAAGTTTCGCCGCAACATCGTTGCGCCGATGAACCGCGCCCAGTATGCGGACTTTCTGACGGAAAAGAAACGATTCGGCGGCAAACCGCCAAGTTTGGAGATCGCGCGATAACCCTAGGAGAAAAAAATGCCTAAGTTACCGACCACGCTCTATGCAAAGTCCGAATCTGACGATGGCAATGTGTACTATGTTACGGATACCAATATGTACAATTTGGCTGAAAGTGGTGAAAAGATCCAAATCGAGAAATATCAACTCATCGAGACCGTCGTCGCCGAAATGGTCGTTTCGACATCGAGACCAACAAAACGAAACTGAGATCGCGCGATGATCCTGCCGGGGAGTGGCCTCCAGCGGCCGGAGGAAGCGCGGTAGTGGGGCGAGCCTTTGCGACAGCTCGCCCCGGCTAATTGAGGAGGAATGAGTATGATCGCGATTCTATCGGATTCCATCCGTACCGCGCGAGCGCCGCACACCTGCGATCAGTGCCTGCATCTCATCCGAAAGGGTGAGCGCTATCGCCGTCAGGTCCATACGGACGATGGATTTTGCACCTATAAAGCGCACGAGGACTGCGACAGGGCTGCTGCCGAGCTATGGAAGATCGCCGACCTTAACAACGACGAATCGTATATCTTGCATGAATACGGCGATGAGGATCGCGCGTTCTTGACTGAGCATTACCCAACAGTTGCTGATAGAATATGGCCACCGGCTAAAGAGGGATTGGATCGTGCCATATCGAGTTGACTGCTGGAACTGCGGCGGCGAGGGTGTCATTGACGGCGATTGCACGTGTCAGGAGGACCGCTGCGTCTGCCTGGAACCTGAAGCGCCGCCCTGCTCGCATTGTCGCGGCAAAGGCTTCATGATCGTCACCGATCTGACGGACGACAACTGCCAAGATGCGGTCTTAATAAGATGAAACTTCATCCCTCACATGAGGATTGAGACAATGGTTGAACAAGCTCCAAAAATTGAATCTTTTCGTGGCTCTGGACGTCTCAAATACGATAAATCACGCCGGATAGTTACGTCGGAAAGAGCCCGACTATCTAACATTGCAGAAAGCTATTCCGTATCTGTCCTACAGCGTCTTGTGGCTAATTACGACACCGATCGTGATCATATCGGCGATAGCGACTTGGACAATGAACAACCGATCTCAATCACATTCCGTGGTACACTTGGCGATATCCGCAACGCCCGCACGGCACTCCAGTGTTTTTTGGCGGTAAGAAATGAGAAGTAAATTTGAGCATCCCACATCTAAAAGTCTGAAGTGGATGACGCCAGAATTTCGCGACTTCCTGCGGCGCAGGACAATGCCGTTTCTCGATAGCGTTGGCCTTGATCGGCCGATAAGCTTTGTGCTCGAAGAAGTCTACTTGCAAGGCTTGCGCGACGCAACTAAAACCATGGAAAAAACAGATGACACCGAGCGAAAAGAGCCTGCTTCTTACTGTTGCTAGGATCTTGCGGGCGCGGATCAAAGAGGTTCGCTTCAGCAAAAATGACGACGATGACATCTGGTCACTTAACGAGGCGCTCGTACCCTTTGATCCGGTGGGAGAAGACGCCCCTAGCGAGAAACGCAGTTGACCGACGCCCCAGTCGAGATCCGCAACCAGGACGGCTCAATCGATGAGGTGATCGCTATCCCGGCCTCGATGACACCGCGAAGGAAACGACATGAGCGCTGAAACGTTTCTAGACGGCCGGGTCACGATGTTGCTCGGTGACGTGCGGGAAATGCTGAAAACGCTGCCGGACGATCATTTTGATTGCGTGGTGACCTCGCCGCCGTATTGGGGCTTGAGGTCATATTTGCCGAATGACCATGACGATAAACCGCTTGAGATAGGGCTCGAGCCGACGCTCGGTGAACATCTTGCGGTTTTGGTCGCAGTCTTTGCCGAGGTGCGCCGAGTCATGAAGCCTACCGCAACGCTTTGGCTAAATTACGGCGACTGTTATGCTACGGCGCCGAATGGGCGCAGTGCGGCTGACACCAAAATCTCCGGTAACGACGATCGCACATTTCGCGACAAACCGTTTTCTACGATTGGGCCGATTGATCGTGGCAAACGCGACTCGGCCCGGTGGGGCGGCGGCAACAATCCTGCCGGCGGTATGCTAAAACCAAAGGATCTTTGCATGGTCCCCAATCGGCTGGCGATCGCGCTGCAGGATGACGGATGGTTTGTGCGGTCAGAGATCGTGTGGGGAAAAACCAATCCCATGCCCGATAGTGTGAAAGACCGCCCTGGAACTGCACACGAAAAGATTTTTCTGCTCAGCAAAGCACCGCGCTATCACTACGATGCTGAAGCCGTGCGCTTCAACTTGTCCCCGAAGACACTCACGACTTACGGAACTGTCCGCAATGACACGGGCGACGATGGATCTGGAAAGGTGAAAAAGGCTAACTTCGCCAAGTCAATTCCGATCCGAGGACCTAGGACGCACCCCGCCGGGAGAATGGACCCTCGCCATGAGGGACACATCAATCACACAGGTATCAACGAAACGCCTCGCGGCGAAGGGCGCGGTCTGCGCAATTACGAGCCTGCCGCTCTGGAGGTCTGGCCGATGGCTACGCATCCGTTTGGTGAGGCCCACTTCGCGACCTTCCCGCCCGAACTCGCGTTGCGCTGCCTGAAGGCTGGCTGCCCTCCCCGCGGAAAGGTCCTTGACCCGTTCGGTGGCGCTGGAACTGTAAGCATGGTTGCTGCTTTAAACGGGCTGGCGTCTACCCTGATCGAGTTAAACGAGGAATCCGCTATCATCGCTCGCGCCCGCATCGAAGCCGCGTTTATGGGCCGTGAGGAGGGCGCCCGGCACATGACCAAGCAACTCGGGCGGTTGGCAGCCGATGCCGGCCCGCTGTTCGCCAATCCCGAGGCCGCCGAATGACCCGCGCCCTGATCCTGCGGTGGTCTCCCGCGAATCCCTACTGGTGGGGCGTGCAGTTCGCCCTGGTCGGCTACCACATGCGGTACAATGCCGTGAGGTATTGAGGCCTTGACGCGGGCGCGGTTGGAGGCGTAAAAAGTGCGGGCCGGCACAGTGTCTAGCTGCCCGGCCCTGATCTCGAATGCGTGCGGCGCTTCGGATCGTTTGGAAGTCTTGTATTTACGGTTATCCGCTTCGACCGTCAAGACCCCAGATTAAATCCCCCTCTCCGCATCGGTTCCTGATCATGACATTTTTGTTGTGAAGGACGCGCATGAAACGACCCTGGATGGCTCTCTATGTCGGCGATTATTTGGCCAATACGGGACACCTGACTACCGAGGAACACGGCGCCTATTTCCTCCTGATCATGCATTATTGGGTTCACGAATCGCTTCCGAAAGATTCAAAATCCCTTTCCGTTTTGGCGCGGGTTTCTCTGAAAAGGTGGAACGGGATAGAAACCAAACTTCAACCCCTCTTCGGCCCGAATTGGACACACCACAGACTGGACCAAGAGATTGACAAGGCAAACGAAATTAGCACGAAGCGGGCTTCCGCTGGATACCTCGGGGGGAAAGCAAATGGTAAAGCATACGGGAAGCATTAGCTTCGATTTTGCATAGCCGTTTGCCGACATATGGTTGTGGTTGTGACTGTGAGTGTGACAAGAGGCTACCAAAGGAAAGATAGTAAGAGTTCATCCTATGACTGTAGGGACCGATCATGATTTCCGAACTGCGACCGTACCAACTCCAAGCTCTCGACGATATCCGCGCATCTGTTCGGGGTGGCGTACGGCGCCTCGTGGTGCAGGCTGCGACCGGCGCCGGTAAGACGAAACTCGCCGCCGCTATCGTTGAGGGCTGCCGCGAGAAGGGCAACCGGGTGGCCTTCGTATGCCCGGCAATCGACCTCATCGACCAGACCGTGGAAAGCTTCTACGCGGAGGGCGTCCGCGGCATGGGGGTGATACAGGCCAGCCACACCATGACGGATTGGTCTCAGCCGGTCCAGATTTGTTCCATTCAGACGATCCAGGCGCGCGGCGCGTTTCCCGAGGCCAAGACCGTGATGTTCGACGAATGCCACCGGCTGCACGAGGCGCACAAAAAATGGTTGGCGCATCCAGATTGGCAGACTGTGCCCTTCATCGGGCTCAGCGCCACGCCATGGACGAGAGGGCTAGGCAAGTACTTTGATAGCCTCTTGATCGCAGCGACGACTGCCGATCTGATTGAGCAGGGGTATCTCTCCAAGTTCCGCGTGTTCGCCACTGGGCATCCCGATTTGTCTGGCGTGAAAACCGTTGCTGGCGACTACCACGAGGGCGAGCTGAGCAACGCGATGCAGGAAGGCGCGCTCACTGCGGATATCATCAGGACGTGGCAGGAAAAGTGGGGCAAGCCCAAGACCCTGTGCTTCGGGGTCGATAAAGCGCATGCAAAATCAATCCAAGAGCGTTTCATTCACGCCGGCATCAACTGCGGCTATCAGGATGCGGAGACGACGCAAGACGAGCGCAAGGACATCAAACGTAAGTTTCACAACGGGGAATATCCCGTTGTGTCGAACATCCAGACATTGACAACGGGCGTGGACTGGGATGTTAGATGCTTGATCCTGGCGCGTCCGACGCGATCGGAGATGCTATTCGTACAGATCATCGGACGCGCCCTGCGAACGGCCGAGGGGAAAGACGAAGCATTGATACTTGATCATTCGGACACGACGCAACGTCTCGGTTTTGTCACTGATATCACGCACGAGCATCTCGACGACGGAAAGCCAAAGCCGAAGAAGGCTGCCGAAGAAAAGAAAAAGCCACTCCCCCGCGAATGCGAGCAGTGCGCCGCTCTGTTGCCGCGTGGAACAAAGATTTGCCCGAACTGTCAGCATCAAATCACGATCACGTCTTCAATTATGGAGCAGGACGGCGAGTTGGTCGAACTGACGCCTGGGAAAAAATCCAAAGCCAAATCACGCCACGAGTTCACCGAACCGGAGCAGCGCCAGTTCTTTGCCGAACTGAAAGCGCACGCGATCATGAAGGGATACAAAACCGGCTGGGCTGCGAATCAGTACCGCGAGAAGTTCAAATCATGGCCGCCTCGATATTTCGATAACGTTGAGCCGGCCAAGGTTCTTTCTCCCACGGTAGCTCTTTGGATACGATCAAGGCAGATCGCGTTTGCAATGGCTAAGAAGAACGCAGAGAAGGAGAACGCATGAGCGAGTGTTCGCACCGTGAATTTCTTCTTGCGGCATTACGAATTGCAAGCGCGCGAGCTAAGTTATTCGACTACGAGGTAACATCGATTGGAATCGCTTTGCGAGATGATATGATAACTAATGAGCAAGCCGTTAAGTGGATGAAGGATATCGGGGCTGTTGAGGTGATACCCGATGAGGTTTCCAAGGCTACAGGCCACGAATCGCAATCATATGGGAACGAAGGATCCTGAGAGATGACGACTTCAAAATCTCCCATTAGCTTGCTCAAGGCGCAAGCCGATAAAGTAGCAGCCACGCTCAAGGCAGCCGAGCGCGGGGAGAAAATGGGAACCGTAGACCGATCAAAAGAAGATATCACATTCGGGATTGTGATGAATGACAAGACTATAAAAATAACGATGCCTTGGGAGTTGATTCGTAAATACAGCGAGGCGACTATTTCTGAATACATTGTTGGGAAAATGCGCGGTAACATCTGGCTTGCATCCACGGATCAGCGATGACTAATCGGCCATGGGATGCTGCCGCTGGAACAATCAGGAAAGGAAATCCGATGAGTGAGCACACGCCGACGCCATGGACATATCGGCCCCACGAACACGACGACTGGGGTTTTATCCGAGGTCCGAAAGATCCGATTGAAAAAGGGTGGCCCTTGGTGGCCATCGCTCGGAGCGGTAGATTTGAGGATCTTGACGAACATCGTATGAATAGCACCGATCCGTATGCGGCCAATGGTGCCTTGATCGTCCGAGCCGTCAACGCGTACGCTGACCTCGTACAAGCGCTGGAGTTGGCGCGGCGGTTCATTGACCCCACCTGCGATCCGCCCAGGCTGAACAACCGAGACATGTGCGAGATGATCCGCGCCGCCCTTGCCAAGGCCAAGGCACTGGAACAACCGGTAGGAGCGGGGGAATGATCAAGGCGCCGTGGACATCGAAGCAGGTAGACAGCCTAAACCAATTTCAGCATTCCGGCATGATGCACCCGTTTACCTGCCCTGGCCACGATGGTGACGGCGATCGCCATTTGGTCGCGACTCGCGCGGGGTGGATCTGTTGTCATTGCGATTATAAGCAGGATTGGGCGCACGATTGGATGTGCGCATTTCAGCCATGACGGGAGGCGGCGCGATGAAAGCCGCTGGCCATCGCCCGCACATTTTACCCGCGATAAATCGTAAACCCCGTCTTGACACAGTATCAAACCCATGCTTTATGGTGATTGCAGAAACGGAGAACGCAGATGACCCTCAGCAACCTGATCGCAGCCTACGCCGCCGCCAAGACCGAGCGCAACGTCCTCGCCATCGGCCGGTTCATTCGCCGCAACCCGGCTTACATCCCGACGAAGGCAGAGCGCAAGCAGCTTCGCGCATGGCGGATGATCTGATGTCCACACCCGCACCGCTGATCACCGAGGACGGCGAGCTTGATTTCGATGCCATGGGCAAGCGAGCGCATAGCCGAGCGGTTTCGGAATACGGCTCGCTGGATTATCCGACGCAGGCTGCGAACTGGGTTTACGATCGTGCGTGTGCCGAGCGCCGCGCATGGCGTCGCGACCATGGGTTGCCGGACGATTCGGCGGTCAGCATGGTGGATGTGGCGGAATGGGGCGCATCTGGCGAATCCTTCTCCAATCCGAAAGATTTTCACTGATTTTTCTGTTTAACGAAAGTCCAATTTCCATGATCCATACCGCGCCATTTTCCGATGCCGATCGCCTGATCATCAGCGACTTGGCCGCTGGCAACAAACTGATGCACGAGCCGGCGATTGCGATCTTTCGCGCTGCTTTGCGTTCCATCCCGTGTCCATCTCACGGTGAGATCGGAAAATATCGTGACGATCCCTACTTCGCGTTCATGTCCGAGGTGGACAATCCGTGCCCGTGCTACGTGCTCAAGGCAAATGCCAGGGCCGCGATTTTGAAGGAGTCCAAATCATGAAGCCAGCCAATTTCCCCGGCCGCAAAAACGATCGTCGCAAGCGCGCTCTCTCTCGGATGCGAGCCCGTGATGAGTTTGGGTACAACGATCCGTACTTCCGCACCGAGGTTAAAATTCTCAGCGATGCTGACGCGCGCTCGATTCGCACCAAGAAGGACCGCAGCGCGCGGGGCAAGCTTCGATGACCACCTATTGGATCACGAAGTACGCGCTATCGGCCGGAGTTTTTCCGGTTGATGGTAAGAGGGAAGAATCTCTTGATATGCTCTCATGGCAAGGAAAATCCATGCGAGAATACGCCCCATGGAAATGATCGAAGCAAAGATCATCAGGGGTGAGGTGCCGAACGGCTACGGCTACGGCTACGGCTACGGCTACGGCTACGGCTACGGCTACGGCTACGGCTTATATTGGAAATCCACTATTGCCCATTTTGCAAGTAAGTGGACGGAAGACCAGCGGATCAAGTTCAAGGCGGCTGAGGCGATGGGGGCGACCATCGCTTTCTGGAGATCAACAAAAAATGGTCTTCCTTCGAACGGCGGCGGAAAGATCGAGCCTGCTGCTCCAGGCGTCGTTCATACATCCTCTGGACCTCTTTCGCTATGCTCCGAAGGGACGTTGCACGCGACGCTTATTCCTCCGAAATGGAAAGGAGAGCGTTATTGGATTGTCGCGTTGCATGGCGAGGTAGTAGGCGATGATGAAAAGTTCGGGTGCCTCAAACGCGAGATACTCGGCGAGGCTCTGTGATTTCCAATTGCATCGCGCCTTCGGAAGTCCCCAGCCAGTAGGTAGCGATGCAATGCCCGGCTCCATCCTAGACGGACAAGGAATACGATGGAGCCGGGCAACCATCTTAACCATAAAGGAAAACGAAAATGCTTGCTCAGTCGTTCAAATCCGCCGCCGATCTACAAATCTCCGACGTTGAATTGTCCTCGCTGATCACCGTGCTCGGGATGCTTGAGCGCGGCGAGTTGGTCCATGACGCAGACACGTATTGTGGCTTTCCGCGTGGTCAGAAATTCAATATGGGAGTCTCCCTAACGGAATCCTCCTGCGGCACGATCGGATGCATTGCTGGTTGGGCCTATGCCGTGTCGAACAGAGTCGCCTTTCCTGAGATGTTCTTAGATGACGGGTGGAACCGTCCTAACAAAGGTTTGATCAAGCTCTTCGGCATCGGCAAGAATACATATAACCTTTCCCCATATACTACGGATCAGGCTGCAATCGCACTGCGCAGCTATCTGACAACAGGCGAAGCGAAGTGGGAATAGGCTGTTAGAGTCGGGCAACCAATTCGAGAGGACGAGATGACCAACCGATCAAAGACAATTTGGCTATCCGCTGGCGTCTTCATTGCTATCGGAATCTATCAGCATAGTCTTGGATGGCTGGACCTGTTCGCAACTCTCGGCATTGCCAATATCTTGGATAACTGCTTTGGTATCGACAAGTCTGTGAGTGGGGCGAGAGCGCCGGCTCCCGAGGTCAAGAAGGAAGAACCTGCATTTTCAGTTCCTCCCGGCAAGCATCTTATTACAACGGATGGAGTTAAACAGGTCCGAAACCTATTGCTGCGCCACCACAACATGAAGCAGACCGACCGCGACTATACCGAATCGGCTATGTCGAAAGAGACGGTGCTCATCGTCGCCAATTTGAATGTATTCCTGAAAGGTAAAACATGACAAGCGAATTCAAGCAATACCGCCGCAAGCAGATCGCAGAACTTCGGCCGGCGACGCCGGCTGACGCGTTGGATGGAAACATCAGCGTTAGCGCTCCGGATAAGGCCAACGGTTCTCCACGGCCGGGCGACATGATCGCGCGCAATCCGAAGAATCACGCGGATCAGTGGCTGGTAGCTGCGCAGTATTTCGCCGACAATTTCGAGCCGATCGCGCCATGATGCTGGACGAGAGCCGATAATGGGCCGTAATATGAAATTCAACCGCTCTCGCACGGGAGGCTCGGGTTCTGACATGCGCGAATCCACCGACCTCGAAGACGCCGCCTACGCCATGAACCGGATCAACCTGCGCACCCGCATCGAACGCCAGAAGCTCCGCGACGAGAAGCGCGCCAAGCCGTCCATGCCGAAGATGCCTTGGGAGGATAAATGATGATTCACGCAGGATGGCCGTGGATTTTGCTGATGCTTTGCACTATCGCGGGGTATAAATTCGGAGAGTGGTTTCTTGAGGGGCACAAATGACCAAACAGCCCATAAAAAAAGTGGAACTTATCCGCCTGCTCTATGGCGCGCTGGCCCTCACTAGGGTTGATGCCGAGAGGAATGGATTCACGTATGGCTCCCAATCAAACTGTGCTGTTGCGATGCGAAAGGCGGAGAAGTTCTTAGGCGTCGAGAAACGCGAGAAGGCAAAATGACCAAGCTTGAGGAAGTCGCGAGGGCTCTTTGGGAGCAATATCAGGTTACAACGCGCCCGTGGATTGATACCAAACCATATGAGCGCGAGAAGCTCATATCTGACGCCCGCGCCGCTGTCCAAGCGCTCCGGGTGCCGAGCGAGGCTATCCACGCCATCATCCTCGATTACAACGATCTGTTCACATCGCCGGATGATCTGTGGGAAAGTCTCATCGATGCCATCCTGAAGGAAAAGAAATGAGATCCGCTATTGATCATGTGAGCGTTTTGAAGCGCATCCAAGCCAAGCTAAAGCGTCGGCTTCCAATCGAATGCAGGGTGCGCATGACAAGGGAAGCGGCTCGCATATGGCCTCAATACGCGAACATTATCGGTACGGTGGTGCGTCACTCTGCCGGCGGAACTGCTCCTGCGGTTTTATGGGATGGCCGCAAGACCGAAACCAGTTATCATCCAGATTTTATTCGACGGGTGAGGAAGGAAAAGCCATGACCGAAACGAAAATCGAGTATCCTCATGATTTGATGGCTCTATTGGCGGTGATGAAATCCGCCAAGGAAAAGGGTTTCAACATGAACGTGTGGGACCGCGACATCAAAGCGGTAGAAAACGCAATCGCGACGATCATGTCTATTTACAATGCGTGCTCGGTGGAAGAGGTTTTGCATGGGAACGGACATTGACCAAGGAAGAAGCCAACAAATTGCCGCTTGGAGTTTACCGGTTGTACTGGAAAGGTGGCGGATACTCCTTGGCGTCGATTGGTCAATTAGATGATGGAACGCATTGGTTTGCGCCCTCGAACTGGAGTTCTAAAAACGTCCAGTCGGTGGGGTGGACGGATAAATGGCGGTTGATTGAAATAGCCAAACCACTTGAACTGAATAGGGAAGGACATTGATCCATGGCGCCAAACCGACCGCTCACGATCTCGGAGGCGTTCCTCAAGTGCAATATTCCGCTTGAGCGCTTCATCGGGTATCGTTTGGACTGCGAGGTTTGCAGGCGTCCATTCCGTAGCTTTCGCGAAGAAGAAACCCATTGTGGCTGTTGTCGTCATCTGAAATGCGGCAAGGTCAATTGGCCATTGTTCGAATGAATATTTTCGGCAGCAAAATTTAATAGGAAATTCAATGATCTGGCACCCCTTCAACCGCGAGACCGCTCCAAAGGATACGCCGATCGCGATATTGTCTATTCGGCCAAGCCTGAGCACTGCAGGTGGCAAATATATTACGATGAATATTTGTTATTGGCATGAAAAGAATGAAGAATTCGTTCTCGGGATGGGCGTAGAGACCACGATCAGTTATGATGGAACCCACTGGTGCGAGGTCTCAGACCTGGATCTGCCGAAATGACCATTGCCCCGCCTATTTCAGACACCAGCCGCGCCAAAATGCACGAGGCCGATCATACTTGGCCAGAAAGCGTGAAGATCCAACTGCTCTGGCGCGATTCGGCCGGACGTGCCAAAGTCGCCACTCACGTCATCTCGGCAGATGCTTTCTTCGGCAGAGGTGCTTACGGCGCCCCGCTCAGCGGCGAGGCTCTGATCCAGACCATTGAGCGCATGCGCCGCGCCGGCCCGCCCAAGATCGTGCGCAGGGGGAAACAGCAATCATGACCGTAGAAGATTTAATTGTCGTCCTACAAACTTATCCGCAGCATCTGCCTGTCGCGCAGGTCATGTACAGCGAGTATTGTTTATTGGAGGCGCACAAAATTGAGATCAAATCTCTATGCAAACCGCGCGATGATGGCTGGATACAAATCACGCGGTACGATATGCCAACCCAACAATATCTGGTGTTTCCAGGCAATTAGCCGCAGAGGCGATAGGCAGCAAGGTGATTGATATGCAGGTATACTACGACCAGTACAACGTCATTTGCTGTGGAGACGACGCAGACCTAGGAATTGCGGACGCCCCGAATATTGTGCAGATCGCAGTAAGTCCCAACCTTGGTATAGAATTCCCAAAAATTGACGTGACAGATCAAGAGTATGCTGAATTTCTCGCTGTCAAGAAGCGTTTTTGGGAGCTTGCGAATGCATTCCAAGACCGCATTCCAGATCCGGCCTGAAAGGCCATGAATGCCTGCTCTCAAAAAGGTAAAATACGAAGTGTTTGCCCAAGAGATCGCCAAGGGACGATCCGCCCTTGATGCTTACGCCATAGCTGGGTACCGGCCCTCACCATCTGCCGCAGGGAACCTACGAAAGAAAACCGAAATAATGTTACGCGTCAGTGAGTTAATGTCTGAACGCGAGCAGATACACGCCCAATCGACCGCAGAGGCCATCCAGAGCGCGGCGCTGACCAAGACGTGGGTGATCACGCACTTGATGGAGAACGCGCTCACGTGCCTCGGTAAGATGCCTGTGAAGGTTTCGCTGGAGGGCGGCGGCGTGCTTGAGACCTACGAGCGCAATCCGCCGGCCGCGAACAAGGCTTTGGAACTGCTGGGCCGTGAAATAGGCATGTTCATTGAGCGCGTCGAAGTCGGCGACCCTGGCGAGTTTGCCCGCATGACGGATGACGAGCTGACAGCGCAGTTGATTGAGACGGCCGAGAAGCTTGAGATCGAGCCCAGCGCACTGGAGCACCTGCGGATCACGTACCAGCCGAAGGATGAGGACGAGGCGTAATAGGGGTAGACACTACGCGCGTGATGGGGTAGCTTCTACGTATGACACGTACCGAACTTCACCAACTCGGCTGCCGGCTACGGGCTCTCGGCTCCACTCGGGGCGATTGGCTGGACTACATCGATGGCACCTTGCCGCTGTTGACCATGGTGCCGCCAGTGATGATAGCGCCCAAGGCTGAACTGGCTCGTCCAACCCTTGAGTGTCTGACGTGCACTGATCGCCGCAGGAAGAAGGCCAAGGCACAGAAGAACTGGCGCCAGCGCGCGAAGGAGCAGAAATGACCCTACTCTTCCTGATCGGCATCTGCATTGCGATATCGGCGCTCGTCGAGGCGCTGTTTCAACTGGAGGACTTTTGATGTTGATTCGTGCTGTGATGATTGCCTGCTTGTTCTCGACTGCAGCTTACGCCGATGACGCACAGAAACCGCCAGATCCAGCCCCGGTAGTCGCTCCTCCAATCACCGAATGGTACCTCAAGTTCGACCAGCCGATGCTCAACGCGTTGTCGGCATGCATACCAGAGATGCCGAAGAAGATCGCAGATCCATTCCTGACGACACTGCAAGGCCAGATCAACGGTCAGGCTGCTATCATTGCAGCGATGAAGGCCAAGCCATGAAGCGCCAATACGACGTCATCGGCTTTGATCAATACGGCAACCGGAAGATTGAGACCATCACGATTGAACATGTGCCGTGGTATCAGCGCGTCATTCGCAGAATCGGATGGATGCTTGTCTTTGGCCGGTGGAAGCGCGTCTCTGGGATCAAGATCGAACTTCCGCAACGACGACGGCGCCACATTAACTTACATTGCGGTAGCGCATATCGTGGCTATCAAGCCATTCGAGAACTGGACTGCGATCGAGGTCACGACGGGATGGAATTACACGGTAAAAGAAACCACAGAGCAGATCCTTGCCATGCCTGAGATGGTGTATGCGATGTGTCCGGCGATGGTGGTAAATCAGCAGCCGCTTAATCCGTCTCTTATAGCTGGTGACTACCGCTTGCGATGAACCACCCAATCCCCCGCGCCGGCATAGAGGACAAAATGAACGATCAAGCGCCAACGCTCTCATACCCATTCGGGCGCGATGTTAATACCCTCGTGGTGTGCATGAATGAGGATCATCGCCGACACGCCATCAAGAATTGTGGCATCAAGGCGCGGTACGAAACCATTGGCAGCGCTTTGTGCGGATGCCGGTATAACCACGTTGTTGTGCTCCGAACGGATCAGCCGTTTTCTGATGTGGAACGGCGCATCATTCGAGAGGACTTACCCACCAAACTCAGCCTTGGTGGTAAGTTGTATATTTGGTGAACCGGCCGATACCAAGATCCGACATAGAGCGTTTCTCAGTCCTCATGGCAGAGAAACGCCGACGCATTGCCAAGGCTGAGCACCAGACGCGCGGCTATCGCGATGATGATGGTGTGTGGCAAGGCGGGCTCCTGTCGTTCGTGCGATACTTCTGGCATGTGCTGGAGCCGGGCACACCGTTCGTGGACGGCTGGGTGCTGGAGGCAATCTGTGAGCACCTCGAAGCGGTCACTTACGGCGAGATCACCAATCTGCTGATCAATGTGTTCCCCGGCGCCATGAAGTCGCTGCTGACCAATGTATTCTGGCCGGCGTGGGAATGGGGACCGATGGAACTCACGCACATCCGTTATGTGACGTTCAGTTACAGCAGCTCCAACACCGAGCGCGACAACCAGCGATTTGGCGATCTGATCACGTCGCCCGACTATCAGGCGATGTACGTTGCGGTCGTGGTGCGCCAATGCGGTATGACGATGGTATCGAACCGCAAGCACGGCTGGAAGCTGGCGAGTTCGGTCACAGGATCGGTCACGGGCAAGCGCGGCAATAGAGCAATCTGCGACGATCTCAACAACGTCAAAGAGTCCGAATCCAAAACAGTGATGGATGAAACCAACCGCTGGTTTCGGGAATCGCTATCGTCACGCCTCAACAACATGGAGACCGATGCGAAGGTCGTAATAGCGCAGCGCGTCGGCGAAAATGATGTGTCCGGAGAGATTCTAAGGTTAGGACTGCCGTACACCCATCTATGTATAAAAATGGAATTTGATTGGTACAGTTCCACCAACCAAGAAACTGGAGAGCCGTACACCACAGAGATCGGATGGGTTGATCCGCGATGGCGTCCAACTCCGGAGGAGTGCGAAGGTGAACTTGCGTGGCCCGAGAGATTCAGCGAGAAGTCGGTCAAGTCACTCAAGATTGAACTTGGCCCGTTCGCAACCGCTTCGCAATTGCAACAGACCCCAGAGGCGCGCGGCGGCGGCTTGATCAAGCGCGAGTGGTGGTTGCCTGCCGAGCAATACATGACAGGTCGCAAGTTTCCGCCGTTTGAGTATGTGTTCGGATCGCTTGACGGCGCGTTCACCGAGGACGAGAAGAACGATCCATCAGCGCTGACCATGTGGGGCGTGTTCCAGAATGAGCATGGGCGCAACCGGGCGATGCTGATTCACGGCTGGGCAAAGCGGCTGGAGATTTCAGGGCCGCTAATGGAGATCGAACCAAACGAGCACGAATCGATGTTCCGCCGCCGCTGCATGCCGTTTTGGGGATTGACCGAATGGGTTGCGGATACCTGCAACCGGTTCAAGGCTGACAAGTTGTTGATCGAGAACAAGGCGTCTGGCATTTCTGCCGCGCAGTCGCTACGTAATTCGCACAGTCGGCAGGGCTGGACCGTGCAGCTCGTTGAGCCAAAAGGCGATAAATATGCACGCGGCATGGCAGTTGTGCCTTCCTTTTCACAAGGGATGATCTATGCTCCTGATGTTGAGGAATTTGCTTGGGCCGGCGAGGTGATCGATAATTGCGCTATATTCCCGTTCGGCGCGCATGATGATCTGTATGATTCCGCAATGCAGGCCATCAAGCATTTGCGCGATACCGGGCTGATCCGATCTGATGAGGAGCGGCGCGCGGAGGAGTTGGACGCGGTACGGCACAAGGGCGCGCCGAAGAGGCCGCGATATCCGGGGTTTGCGAGGAGAAGCGCTTGACTACCGAGAATTATACCGGAGCATCGCTGGCTATCAATCAGTACGGGTTGAACTACAAGGATCTGGCGTCGAAAGAAAGAGCCCGCGGCAAATTCGAGCACATGAAGCTTTACCGCACTATTGAAGACAGTGCGCTTGTTCTGCAGTACGATGCGCGCGATGACCACTTCGAGGTTTATCACTGGAGGTACGAATGACTGAGGCACTGGACATCACGAGGAAGCTGGAGATTTTGGCGAACCTGAAATTGGGGGATGAGATGCCAAGTGAACTTGGTCCCATAACCGGTAACTGGATGTCCGGCATCTGTGCCGAGGCGCTGGCTGAGATTTACCAATTGCGCGGCAAGTTGATGAGTGCCGATGCAGCGTTGATGACATCGAACGTTCCGAATGATTGGGTGAGGCGCTCGGGATATGCCATGGCATCGCTCCCGATCGACAATTTCCGCGCTCACGTCCAAACCCCGCAGACCATCGAATGGTCTGTGGCGCAAGATCCCACGTCGTTCGAGCCTGCTGCTGGAGTCTACACGCATGCGATACTAGACAGCATGCGCGTGACGTCAGAGCGTATTGCCGCAGAAGCTCTGAACAAAGGCGCGCCGGTAGTCAACTGTATTGGCGACAACTGGCGCGATGTGGTGCGCGCGGGCACGGTGGAGTGCGATACGCTGCCTACCGATTCTGAACAGCGCAAGGTCTACGACGAAGGCTTGAAGCTGTTAGGATTGCCGGTTTCAGAGAGCGGCGGCACGGCGGATGCTCAATTGCCAGGACTCACCGCCACAATGATCATTATGGACGATCCGCACGAACCGCCTACTGAGACCCCAGTTGAACCATGGGGCAGCCCATTTGCGATGGACACGAGGAACTGGAAATGAAGCCCGATGTGATTGAACGTCTCCGCGCAACCCTCATTATGCGACCCGGCACCGCCGATTCGGACGTCAATGTGCTGGCTATTCCGGTTAGCGTACCTTGGGGCGATGTGGAGGACGCAATCAAGGAGATTGAGCGCCTTCGCGCCACTCTTCGCCTGTGCGTGCGCGGTCCGAACGCCGTCCAAATTGCTAAGGGTGAGCTGATCGGGTTATGCCTGAACGATGGCCCCAGCTACGCCGATATCCGGCGCGACGCCAAGCTCACGCCGTCCATCGAACCCGGAGAGCCCTCTTGAAAAAGCCCCACATCATCACCGGCAGCGGCCCGCTGATCACGCCGCGCATGATGCCCTCCGGCGGCGACGAATGCGTATCGCTGCTGGAGGACATGCTCGCCAGCGCCAGAAAGGGCGAAATGTCATGGCTCATCGTGGTGGCTGGCGGCCCGCATGACTTCGGCAGCGCCTTCGCCGGCAACAACGCGGCACAGATGAACCTGGGGCTAGACGTGGCCAAGGCGGACATCATTTCGAGGGTGAAGGCGCGGTGAAGTATCGACCTCATCGAGGATCTCTTGCTGAATCAATGGCCAGAGTCATTGAAATTAACGGTATCGATGAACTGATTGCCGCAATGATGCGTGGACTTGACTGTTACCCGAAGAGCAGGCGTCCGACACGAAACAATGTTACCGTAGAGCCATACAGTTTCGACAAGAGAATTAACTGGAATACCCACATCGTTTGCGTAAATGGGGACGCATGGGGCTTTACGGATGGACCTCTGTGTGACCCGCCATTTTGGCCTAGGCTCCAAGCCTGACCGTTGCCGGTTATCCGATCGGGCGCACATCCCTGTGGTGGTCATGGCGGTTTCTATGGTAATCATCGGCGTTGGTTACCTCTTTTGGGGATGAAATCATGGGTTTGGTTCTTTACTGCCCGACAAAGGATGAGCGCGAATATGTTGACGACGTGATCGCGCGGGAAGCCCGCCAAGCCAATGAAAAGGCTGAGCGGGAAGAGGCCGAAAGAGGCTTTATCGCACTAAGATCCGTAGCTCGCGGTCGATAGATGGCGGATCCTGCGCTAGACCTAGGCGACATCGAAGTCGTTATCGAGGACGATCCCGACGATAGCGTCAGGATGGTTGACGGAAATTTGGAGGTAGATCAGCCGGATGGCGGGGTCATCATCCAGTTCAACCCGCAGGACCAAAGCGATCCGGACGACGAAAATCCTGCCGATTTCTACAAGAACATCGCGGGAAAATTGAGCGAATCAGAGCGTTTGGCCATCGCCAATGACCTGATTGAGGCAATCCAGGCAGACGACGCATCGCGCTCCGAATCGCTGGCCACCCGCGCCAAAGGGATGGACCTGCTCGGCCTGCAGATCGAGGATCCAAGGGCCGGCGACGGCGCCGCGGCGATGGATGGCATGTCCGTGGTGACTAATCCGCTATTGCTGGAAGCCATTCTCAAGGATTGGGCCAACGCACAGGCCGAGTTTTTGCCGGCGGACGGTCCATGCAAGGTCGAAGACGTTGAAGACGAGCCGGACCAAGTCCAAGACGACCTCGCCGACGCGTTCGAACGGGACATGAATTACTTCCTGACCTCGATCGCCACGGAATACGCGCCTGAGACCTCGCACATGCTGTTATGGGGCCGGGCATTCGGAGGGTGTGGTATCAAAAAGGTATACCTCCATCCGATGAAAAAGCGTCCGACCTCGGAAAAGGTTGATATTCAGTATTTCATCGTGTCAGATGCGGCGACCGATCTGAAATCCTGCGAGCGCATCACGCACGTCATCCCGATGCGTCAATCCGTGATGAAGCGCTACCAGAGGAAAGGGATCTATCTCGACGAGGCGCTGACACCTCCGACTGCACAACAGAATGTCGTGGAAGAGAATATCGCATCAATTCAGGGTGTTGCGGCTGCCAAGGCGAGGCCGGAGGATCAGCCCTATACGTTGTACGAATGCCAATGTGAGCTTGATCTAGACCAGTTCGCGCCGAGGGATTTCAAGGGAATCCCGCTGCCGTATCTGGTCACCATCGACAAAGATTCGCAGAAAATGCTGGCGTTGCGCCGCGACTGGAAACCGGAGGACGAGGACTGCCAGCGCAAGCGGATGTACGTCAAGTATCCTTACGTACCTGGACCAGGGTTTTACGGGACTGGACTGCTGAACATCCTCGGCAACTCAACCGCGGCGATGACTGCGGCATGGCGCATGTGTCTTGACGCCGGCATGCTGGCGAACTTCCCGGCATTCCTGATCGCCAAGCTGGGCGGCAGGCAGAATACCTCTGATTTCACGATCAATCCAGGCACTGGCACGTTGATTGAGACCAACGGGCAGGACATTCGCGAAATCGTGGCCAACCTGCCGTTCCATGAGGCTGGCCCTAGCCTTATGACATTGATTGACAAGATCACCGAGCAGAGCAAGGAGGTCGGTGCCTCGGCTAATATCCCGGTGGGCGAGGGCGTCAAGGATGTTCCGGTTGGAACTATGCTGGCGCATATTGAGACATCGACCAAGCTGATGGCAGCCACGCATAAGCTAGGCCACGAGGCCCAGGCCGAGGAAATCAGCCTGATCTGCGATCTGTTCCGCGAGATGCCGGAGGCGTTCTGGCGCGGCAACAAGACCAAATTCGCGCGCAAGTTCGGGTGGACTGAGGAAAAGCTGCTGCGGGCACTGAATACCGTCACGCTGATCCCGAAATCGGACCCGAATATCCCGAGCCACATCCATCGGCAGATGCGCGCGGTGGCACTGGTCGAGTTGATTTCCGGCCCGCTTGGACCTCGGATGAATCCCGATGAGGTTCTGAAGAGGGTTCTCGCGGCCATGCGCGAAGATCCGCGCGGGTTGGTCATTACCCCGCCGCCGCCATCCACGCAGCCCAATCCAGACGAGATAACTGCTCAAGCCAAGATGCTCGACGCTCAGACCAAGAGCAAAAAGGTCGATACCGACGCCGCTATCGCTCAACAGAAAGGTGTTCTTGACGCGGCGCAGCAGAAGTCCGACATTCAAAAAGACACGATCGACATGGCGAAAGAGCTCGTCATCCACAAGGCGGATATGGCCAAGGTGGCGGCCGACCAGAACAAGAGCAAGTCCGAGCTAGGATTGAAAGCGAATCAGCAGGCGCATGAGCAGACCATGGACAAAGCCAAACATGGGCTTGATACTGGGGTTGCGGCGCATCAAGCCAATTTGGATACGCACCAAGCAATTCTCGACACGGCAGAGGCGATGAAGCCTGAACCAGAGCCTGAAGCACGTGCGCCGGCCAAGCCGAAAGCCAAGCCATGACAATTTCCCGGTTAACCGCAGCCGCGATTCCCGGGTGGCCAGCGAGGGGGTCGTCCGAGCGCTAACGAAAGGTCGCCTCCTGCGCCGCAGCGGTAGGGAAGTCATGTGACGGGTCAAGGCGACCGTCCCAAGGAATTGTTGCTGAAAGCGTAAATAAGTGCGATATATGAGCCTGGCGACCAACGGTCCATGAGATGCAATGGATTGGTCCTTGAAGGATCTTGGATCTTCAGTTGGTCGCCTGCAAATGCATTCAGGTAGGAGAGATGATGGCCCATCCGATGCACAAACACCGCCAAACCGCCAAGGAACACTCGCGCGTCGGCCACATCACGAAGGGTTACAAGTCCGGCGGTGCCGTGAAGGGCGAAAAGGCCATCGGCAAAAAGGCACTGTCCCTCCACAGGCAAGAGCATCAGGAACTCCACGCCGAAGGGCACAAAACGAAACACCGCATGGATAGACCGAAGCGGGCCAAGGGCGGCAAGGTCCACAAAGGCGGGAAGACCGTCGTTAATGTGATCGCTGGCGGCCACCCCGCAGGCGGCGCCGTTCCGAACATCCCCAGTCCGCCGCTCGGTGTAGCTCCCGCCGCGATGCCGCCCGCTCCCCCTCCGATGGCTGCCAAGCCCCCGATGCCCATGCCGCCGCCTGGGGCGATGGCTGGACCGGGTGCGCCGCCTCCCATGCCGATGCGGGCGAAGGGCGGAAGAGTTGGGAAGGCTGATGGCGGATCCACGTCGTCTGATCGGCCGCTGCCGACAACCAAGGATCTCGACGATATCCTGAAGAGCAATCCGAGCCTTTACGGAGCGCTCGGTGGCTACCAGGCGAAGATTCCCCGGCCGAAAGCCAAGGGCGGCCGCGTTCACCGCGCCGATGGCGGTCCCTTGGATCAGAGTCCGTTCGAGGACAACAGCACTCCAACGCCAATTCCAGCCAACCCGTTCGATTCGATGAAGATGGGCAAGAAAATCAAGGTGCCACGCTCGGGGAAGGGCGCTACGGTGCCACCTAACGAATACGCTCGCGGCGGCGGCGTTAAATCCATCGGCATGAACGTCGGCACCAAGGTCCAGCGCACCGATGGAAAAGACGACGGCAAGGACATCGGCCGCGGTCGTGTCGTGACGTTCTGGGCCGGCGGTGGCGTCAAGAAGAAATGCGACGGTGGCCCGACGATGCCGACTCGCGCCAAGGGCGGCCGGATTGAATCTCCGCAGGGCGTCGCCAAGGCCACGCGTCTTCCCGGCGGTTCTGGCGGCGGCGAGGCGCGGCTGGCCAAAGAGCACAGGGCGGAGCGGCGGTGAGCTATTCCGAGATCAAAGCTTCACTCGCACGAGTGCTGGACAGGGGTGAGCGTGTTATTATCGCTGGCTCAGGACATTGGGCGCAGATGGCTTGGATGGCGCTTGGCGAATTGATGCAGGAGCGGCGCTGATGTACAACCCATACGGCCCAAAGCGCGTTACGGCGGGATTGGTTGCTGATGTCGTATCCTTCGAACAGGAAGATCACCCCGCGTTATCGCGAAACCTTCTCCGCGAGCTGCGAGAAGAGCGCGCCAAATGGTACGACGGTCTGATCGCATCGAAGGACTGGGCTGATTTCGAGCGACGGCGCGGCTTGATTAATGGATTGGATAACGCGATTTCCCTTTGCGAGGCCGCAAAGAAGCAGTTAGAGAGCTAATTCATACTCCCGCCTCAAGCAGAGGCGCAGATAGGGAAGCACCCATGGCCCGCAGGCCAGTGAAGAAGCGCAAGCAGCGCGCGACACCGAAGAAGACCAATGCTCGGAAGTTTAACAAGGTCATTCGGACAGTCATTGCCAAGAAGGCGATGGTCCTTAACCCGAAATTTGATCTCAAGATCGGCTCCGCAGACGATCCATTTTTCGTCCACCCCGAAACGATACCGGATGGCGTCGCGCTTCAGTGGGTAAGCGACGAAGCTCCAAGTATGCGGGATCAGTGCGCTGCGTCCGGCTGGAAATTGGTCCCCAAATGCGAGCGGGTAGGCGGCCTATTCCTGATGTGGGCACCGCAGCAGGTCGCTAACGAACAGCGCGACAAGAACATAGCCGTCGCTCGCCGGCAGATGCAGGAAATGCGCGACATGCTCCGCATGGACGTGCCAACGGATCATTCGCATCGCGTGCCGCTAGTTAGCGAATCGTTTCTTGCATCAGAACCCTATCAATCCATCCCGTCCGACACCCCGCCGATTGATGTTGAGGTAAAAGTCAACTTCCGTCTGTCAGCGCGTCTTCAAGAAGCGGCGGCTTGCATCGGAATTGATCCGCAGGTCTATGCTCAGAGACGGATTGCGCTATATTTGCGCGGCGAACTCGGTGGAATTCTGTTGCCTGTATATGCTGTTAGTCACACCAATGAGCGCGGGCCAAAAGAAAATGCCTTGGAATTGTTCGAAGGCGGTAATTTTAACATACAGTCGAGGATCTGATGGCCAAATCCAACCACAAGATGACGGAGATCGCTGAGACCATCGGACCTCGCGACAAGGTTCTGCTGGCTGCACTCGGCAAGTATTGGAAGAAAGATTTCACGGTCCTTCACAGTCAGGTTCTCGTTGCCGGGTATATCTGTTCAAGCCGTACTGCCGGCGGCATTATCAGAACCGACAGAACGATTGAGGAGGACAAGTGGCAAGGCAATATTGGCCTCGTGATCGGCCTCGGGAAGGGCGCATTCAAGGATGATGGCGTGGCGCAGTTTCACGGCGACAGACTCAAAATCGGCGAGTGGGTCTTGGTGAACCCGGCTGATGGCCTGTCGATGCACATCAATCAGGTGCCATGCCGGCTGTTCCAGGACACACGCATCTTGATGAAGGTCACCAACCCGGAGATTTACTACTGATGGAAACCACGATCGATGATTTGGTGGAAAAGTACGGGGCTGCCGAAGGGGCCAAGGCGTATTTGGAAGTGCAGGTTTATGGCCGCTATACTTTGCCAGATGGCGTAGTGATCACATGCGCCTTCCCAGATGGCAGTGAGTTGGCCGCAGCTTTTGAGGCGAATGACCATGCCTGACCTTGACGACGGTGGTCGATCAGGATTCCTCGATGAGCCTCACGACGCTACCCCATCCGCCTTCATCCAATGGAAGGGCACCGACGTTTGCATGGACTTCTATTGTGATTGCGGAGCTCAAGGTCATTTCGATGGCGATTTCGCGTATGCCGTGAAGTGCCAGCACTGCGGCCAAATATGGGAAATGCCGTGCAAATTGTATCCGCGAAAGGCTAGTCATGCGACTGATCAATATTGGGTGGAAAACGCCAAGATGCTGGAGCCGGATGAAGAATTTTGCGATGCCGTTGAAGTAAATGGAGTCTGGGAAATGAGACCGCGACCTGTCCCGCAGGGAGGATACTAATGCCACCGGATCTTGACGACGACGCAATCATCGTATCGCTGCCGATCGAGGACGACGGCATTACCAAGATCGAGGGCGGTGGGGAGAAGAAGGTCGAAGTCGCTGCCGACGATCCTATCGCGGATCTGAAGAGCCAATTCAGCAGCATGACGCAGCGCGCGACGGCGGCCGAGACGCTGGCGCAGCAGACCGCCCACCGGTTGAAAGAGGTCACCACCGAGCTTCAGACCACCAAGGCAGCGGTTACCGATAGCCAACTCGATACCGTACTGAGCGGCATTCAGGCGGCCGAGGCCGAGGCTACAGCAGCCGAGCGAGATTTCGTCGCGGCTGTTGAGGCTGGCGATGCGATGGCCCAAGCCAGGGCACAGCGCAAAATGAGCGCGGCTGAGGTGCGCGTCCAGCGGCTTACCGAGGCCAAGGGTGACCTTGAGGAAGTCAAGACGGCAAAGCCCGTTCAGCGCACGGAAGCCCGCACCGAGCCGCGACAGCAGACCAGCGACCCGGTTGAACAGGTCATCATCAACGGCAAGGTCCCGCCGAAGTCGGCGCAGTGGCTGCGCGCCCATCCCGATTGCGTTACCGACCCCAAGAAGAATGCCAGGATGATGGCTGCGCACCAGATGGCCATCGCGGAGGATATCCCAGTTGAGAGCGACGAGTATTTCGCGCTGATCGAGAAGACGGTCGGCGGCATGAAGGCTGAACCAGCGCCGCGCGTTGATCCAAAGGTCGAACTGAACGGCAAGCGCCCAGCGAGCAATGCGGCCGGCGGCGGCAATGTGGGGGGTGGCATGAACGGCGGGACATATCAGGTAGCACTCACCAAGGGTCAAGCGGAGGCGTCCGTAGACGGCACCCACGTGTGGAACTACGACGATCCCAGCGGCAAAAACCGATTCAAGAAGGGCGACGTCATCGGGAAGCAAGAGATGGCAAGGCGTGTTGATGCGCAGCGCAAGGCTGGCCTTTTTGACCGGAATTATTCGGTGGAATCATGAAACCCGTCCGCGAGATCGTTTCCAGAGAAATCATCGATGATCTGTGGGGCGCTGGCTACAGCATCCTGCCGCGCGCTCGGCATCCTGATCCGTTCCATGTGCCGGCCGAGATGGTGCCGCAGGGGCGGTCGTATCAGTGGTTCGACCTGAAGCACGACAAGTTCCACTACGGCGACGATGAGCACAACACTGGCTGGGCACCCGTTCCCGCCGCGCGACATGACGGATACTTCATGCCGGCAGGCTTCATCGGTGATATCGAGGTCAGCGGGCTTGGACTATTCGAGAAACCGAAATTCGAGGTGGAACGGGACCGCGCGGCGGCTATTCAGAAGGCGCAAGACGCTGGCGACCCCGCCAAGTTCTTTGCCGGAAAAGGTTTCAGCGGATCGGTGACCATCGGCACTCAAACCAAGCTTGGCGAACTTGACACAGTAAAGGCAACTGAGATCGGCAGCACCAAGACGATTGAGAATATCACCAAGATTCCGCGCGAGTTGACTCCGTGCATTGCGCAGATATTCGAGGAGCGGGATCGTTTGGCCCACGCGCTTCAGAATGCGTGGGATGACAATCTAGCTCTGACCGATGATCAGGCTGCAATCACCAAAAGATATAGGTTGGCCGTAGAAGAGGATTCGGGTGTGGCTAGATGGCCAACGCTAAATGCCATGATCCTTCCGTACGCCATCGCCATCGTCCGTAAACGCATTGCCGAGGAGGCCGAAAATGCAAAAACATCTTGAGATCGAAGGCGGCGCAGAAGATCGGCCGCAGCATGTTTCGGCCCAGCCCAATCCGGCACCGCATGGATATCTGAAGGATGGAATAACCCCGCGCAAGGCGCCCGGTCGCCCGAAGACGCGAGAGCCGCAGACCACGCCGCAAGGTGCGCGTGCCGCCCCGCCGCTGCGCCGACTCAATCCGCGTCCTGTACCGCGGGAGCAGCCCCGTGAGATGGCGCGCGAGCCGTCCCGCGGCAATGCAACGGTAGTCGGCCGTGATGGCGAAGAGCTTGTCCGATCCCGCCCTGATTCGGGCGGCGATCTGTACGAAAAGGTCAAGTGCCCCGATCCGGATTGGACGTATCAATGGAATGCTGTGACCGCCGTGGGCAAGGAGATGGACGAACAGCAGCTCCAGATGTGGGCGAACGGATGGCGTCCCGTGCCAGCCTCGCGCCATCCCGGCGTATATTCGGCTCCGGGCTATGACGGTCAGATCGTCGTGAAGGGACTGCGGCTTGAAGAGCGGCCGAAGCGTCTCACCGAGGAAGCCCAATACGAGGACAACATGCGGGCGCAGAAACAGACGCGTGACCAGACCGACGCGCTGCGGTTGACGCAAGCAAAACTGCCGGGAGCCGAGCATGGAGCGCGCGGCAATCGTGTTGCGATCGACGTTTCACGTCGTTTCACGGCTGACATTCCCGTACCGCAGCACATCCTGGCTGGAGATAATGACTGATGGCGACGAATATCCTGATCCTGTTGCCGGCTTACGGCAACATGGTGTCCGTTCCGACGCTGAACACGACCCATGCGCTTATCCAGATGTTCGGCAGCAAGGGAATCTGCGGCGGAATCGCGGCGTTCAGTTATCCGGACGTAACGGAAGCGAGAAATATCATGCTGACGGGCTGGTACGATGGCTGCCCGGATGCCACGCACGCGCTATTTCTGGATTCGGACATGGGCTTCAGCCCGCAACTCGTGGCTGACATGCTGATGTTCGACGAACCGATGGTCGGAGCGCTATACCGGAAGAAAACGGAGCCTGTACAGTGGGCGGCGTCTGGCCTAGGCGGCGAAACCGAATCGCGCGGGCCGTTTATGAAAGTCGCTGGCCTCGGAATGGGGTGTTTCCTGATTCGCCGAGATGCCATCGCGACCATGCTGGCGAAAATGCCGGAGCTGAGCGACTATCGGATGACCTATCACGCGGCCAAGGACATGCTGAAAGACCGGATTATTCGCGCGTTCGACCCGTTCGACGACCCGGATGATGCGACACATGGTCGCATGTCGGAAGATTTATCGTTCTGCGCCCGCTGGCGGCAATGCGGCGGCACGGTTTGGGCTGCGGTGAACCACGATATCGAGCACGTGGGTATGTATTCCTACAAGGGGAACTTCGCGCGGCATTCATTGGAGCAAAAGGACGCGCCGCAGCTCACGCTGGTCGATGCGGCGAAGCTTATGGCTGCGGAGTAAATCATGGAATTTCAACCTTTCCCAAAGATCGCGCGCCTCAACCGAAAATGCGTCATCACCGAGAAAATCGATGGGACCAATGCTGTCATCAATATAGATGATGATGGCGTCATCACCGCCGGCAGTCGATCGCGCTGGATCACTCCAAAAGAGGATAACTTCGGTTTCGCGAAGTGGGTTGAGGCCAACTCCTCCGCGCTGCTCGATCTTGGGCCGGGGAATCACTACGGCGAATGGTGGGGATATGGCATCCAGCGCGGCTATGGGCTGACGAAGGGCGATAAGCGATTTTCGTTGTTCAACGTAGCGCGGTGGTCGGAAGAGCGTCCAGCATGCTGTTCGGTGGTTCCGACGCTTTACCGAGGTCCATTCTCAACGGATGAAATCGAGGCTCAAATCGCGAGACTGCGCATATACGGCTCGGTGGCGTCGGAGGGGTTTATGAAACCGGAAGGCGTCATAATCTGGCACGATGCGGCGCGCCAATTGTTCAAGGTCACGCTGGAGAAGGACGAAGAGCCAAAAGGAAAACAGCAGGCAGTGGA